GTATCACCAATGTCAGCATTGCGTGATTTATGGACACCAATTAAATTGGTAAATCAAGGTATTATTGTATCACCACACTCAACAACTTTAGAAATTAACACATCAGCAGGGGTGTTATGGGGTAATGGTATTGGTTGGACAACAAATCAATTAAATCCAAATTCAGTATCAATAGCGGCTAATTCACCAGCGTCTTTTTTTTATAGAACACAAACAGGTGGAACTTCTTCAAGTGTAAGCGTGATTGACCCTACAAAATATGATGTCGGTGGTGTAATAACCAGTATGGGTGGTGCGGGTAGTGATAATGCTAGTAACCAAAGGGTTTATTTATATCCAACTGGTGTTATAAATATTCTATACGGACAAACAAACTACCCTAATTTAACAGCTGCGGTTGCTGGAATACAAACAGAATCTTTTGTCATATACCCTAATGCTGAAACCACCGGTATTTTAATTGGTATTATTTCGGTAAGGAATGACATTGTTGCGGATGGTGAGCCATTGACTAATACTAATTATGCTAGATTTACTTTAGTATCAAAGTTTGGTGAATTATTAGGTGGAACAGGTGGTTTATCAACAACTACATTACAACAAGCATACGATAACTCATCTCAACCTGAGATTTTAACAGATTCAACATTAGGTGCCGTGACATTTAGGAGGGGTAGTGCGGCTGAAACTGATAGAGTAATTGAGGTTCAGAATAATGCTGGCACTAATACATTTGCAGTGACAGGTTTAGGTGATGTAAGTGGTAATTCATTCAATGTAAAAACTTACATCTATGATAGTACAAACACATCAGGAACAACAAATCAAGTATTATTTACATCACCATCAGGTGTAAGATGGAATAATATAGATGGCATTGTAACAGGATTAACTAATAATAAAGTAATTGAACTTGGTTCAGGTATATTATCAACAGTAAGGATAAATGCTAATAATATAACATCAGGAAACTATTCAGGTGTATTAAGTGGAACAGGAAATACCGCTTCAGGGACATATTCAGTTATTGCTGGTGGTAGGTTAAATATTGTCACAGGTTCAACTTCATTTCTTGGTGGTGGATTTAAAAATACGTCATCAGGGGACTATTCTGTTATTGGGGGAGGGTCATTTAATAATATTACTCCCGCCACAACATACTCAGGTATATTTAGTGGTTCAGGTAATACAACAACCGGAGTATATACTTTTATTGGTGGTGGATGTGGGAATGTTACACTTGTAACCGCAACTTGTAGTAATATTGGTGGTGGAACATTTAATACAATAAATGGTGCTTTAGGGTTTATTGGTGGTGGAACAAGAAATAGAACGTTGTCTTGTTTCTCTGCCGTGGCAGGTGGATGTTTAAATTCCGCTTCCGCATATGCGTCATTTGTTGGTGGCGGTGTATCAAACACGGTAGTTGCGGCTCTTGGTTCATATGGTTCTATTGGTGGTGGATTTTGTAATACAAACTCAAATTGTTTTGGTTTCATTGGTGGTGGATCTTGTAATACAACAAATTCAGGTAATTATTCATCTATTGGTGGTGGATTTAGGAATGTCACATTTAGTGGTTCATCTGTAATTGGTGGTGGTAGTAATAATACAATATCAGGTATTAACTCAACAATAGGTGGTGGTTGTCTTAATACGGCTTCAGGTAACTTCTCAACCGTAATTGGTGGTTTATCAAATACAGCATCCGGAATTTGTAGTATTGCTGGTGGTAGATTAGCAGTTGCTTCTCAAACAGTATCAATCGCATTAGGTAATAATAATACAAGTTCTTCTTCATACGCAGCCGTTATTGGTGGTAAGAGTAATACCGCATCAGGTTATGGTTCAATTATAGGTGGTGGTTGTTTAAATAGAACATCAGGTCAGTTTTCTGCGGTTATTGGTGGTAGGGAGAATTGTGGTGTCGGAGCCTGTTCTTTTATAGGTGGTGGTTGTTATAACTCAGCTCAAGGTATTAATAGTGGTATAGTTGCTGGTTTATCAGGATTTACAGGAGCATACTCGGCAGTTGTTGGTGGTAGTAGAAATACGGCATCAGGAACATATTCAGGTATTTTAGGTGGTTCAGGTAATACCGTAACAGGAGCATTTGGATATATATTAGGCGGTAGAAATAATACAACAACTTGTAATAACTCATTTATTTTAGGTTCAAATATTACGGCAAATGCTATTAACACAACATTCACTCAATGTATAAATGCTTGCGGACAAACATTATTACAAGGAACATCAGCATCTTCAGGATGTGCATTACTTGTTAGAAACTCAACACCTTTATCATTATATACGGCTTTAAATACAGGACAACACTTATTTAATGGAACATTTACAGCAACAGCTAATAACACTTGTGGTTGGAATTTAAATCAGACATTAACTCAAAGAGGGACTGCTTGTGATACATTATATGCTACATATATTAATCCAACAATAATATACGCTCAACATAACCAAACAAATAAAGCGTTATCAGTCCAAACCCTTTTCACAGGAACAACTTTAACTTGGACAGGGGCCACAAATATAATTGCGGATTTCGGAGCAACAAATATCGGAACACAATTAACTGTAAGTGATGTAATATCAGGAACAATTTATGGGGTTAATGACGTATCAGGATTACCAATAATTGACGCAACCTCAAATTGGGATGTTAATATATATGATTTCCCTAATACAGTTTTAAGTAAGACAGGTAAAACTCTAACATTTGGTGTTATTAGAAATAGTGCTTCAACCGTAACAGTTCAATCTGATTTAATATTTAATGAAGGTATTGGATTAGGTTATAGAATGTCTCAAGTAAGTGGATTAACAACTGGTTCATCAGTTTCGGTATTATATCAATTAGCAATACCGACAGGACAAACAGTATTCTTAACGGCAAATACTTTAGGTAGGGCTAATAACGCCAATATGGATTCAACAATAAGTGAATACAAATATACCGCTAAGAGAAGTTTAACAGGTAGTTTAACTCAGGTAGGGGTAGATCAAGGTTTTGTAAATCGAGATAACAATAATACGAATGTAGGTATTGACATTTCAAGCAACAACATTAGATTGGTAGTAACAGGTAATACAGATACTTACCTTTGGGCATCAACTATAATAGCACAAACATATTAATAATGGGAATATATAAAGTTTCACAACCAATGGTTACTAATGGTTTAGTTGTTCATTTAGACGCAACAAATCCAAAATCATACCCGGGTTCAGGTAATTCTTGGTTTGATTTAAGTGGGTTTAATAATAATGGTGCGTTATCCGGAACAACATACAACACCAGTAAATTATGTTTATCATTTAGTACGGCTAATAATTCAGGTTGTATAATAACAAATAGTGATAGCGTTAATTTTAATTCAGGAACTGGTAGTTTTACGTTTGATTTTGTTGTGACATTAACATCGGCCATAGTGGGAACATCAAGTTGTTTTTTTATGAAAAGATCATCAATAGGTGGTTTAGGCGGAGCTAAAGGTTATCAATGGAGATTATTAGCGAGTGACGCAACAACGGCAGCCTCAATCATATCGGTTGATAATGGTAATGGATTGGCTGATACCACATACGCTCAAGGTACAGGAACATTAAGTCCAATTTATAATAGATTAGCCAATTATACATTAACATTTGATACAACATCAAAAGCATTGGCGTTATATACAAATGGTGTGAATAATAATATAACAAATACTTCCGTTATGACAGGAAGCACCAGTTATTCTAACTCACTTAATTTAATTATGGGTAGGAATGCTACATATGGAGCAAATGCTATTGATGGTGATTACTATATATTTAAAGCATATAATAGGGTTTTAACACCATTGGAAGTTAGACAAAATTTTAACGCAATAAGGGGGAGGTTTAATATATGATATACGGAACACGAACAATGGTTACTAATGGTTTAGATATTTATTTGGATTTTACAAATACTAAATCATACCCTAGAAGTGGAACAGTTATAACGGATATGTCAGGTAATCAAAATAACGGAACTTTAATTAACTCACCAACATTTGTTAGTGAATTTGGTGGTGGAGTATCTTTAGTGGCCGCAAGTTCGCAACGTATTGATATTACAAACCTATTAACGTATTCAGGTGATTTTACAATTGATTTAGTTTTTAAATCGCCACAAACAGCAGCAACAACTTCACCATATTTATATGTTTTTCAAGGTAGCTCATCATCAACCGGTTGGTTTTTTTTAGAATGGAATAATAGGGTTAATTCAAGAAATACATTGGACACAACATATTATTTCGCCTCTGGTTGGGCTTCAGGTTTTTCATTAACGCAAGCACCAAATCATATGACATTAGTAAGTCAAGGAGGTGTTTTTTCAATATATAATAATGGCGTATTATTATCAACAGGAGCTGCAAGTGGAAGTTTTTCAATTAAGTCAATAGGTGTTGCCAATGGAACATATGCTACAGGTACAATATATATGTTTAAGACATATTCAAGGGCTTTAAGTCAAATAGAAATAAATCAAAATTTTAACGCAATAAGAGCAAGATATAATATATAATATGGCAGTAATTAATAGAAATAGGGTTGTAACTGATGGATTATTGTTAAATATAGACACTTTTAATCCAAAATCGTTTAGTATTCCAATAAGAAATATATCACCAGTTTTAACAAGTTGGAATGTAATTAGATCAACAATGACATTAGTGACAGGTGGGACAATCACACCCCCAATTGCAGGTGCTCCTGTTTATAGGTTGGTATGTGGAACAGGTTTCGTAAATTCTTTACATAGATTAACATCATCTGAAGCGATAGGAACATTAGGTAATGGATTTTATAGGTATTCAATGTATGTTAGAGGTGAAACAACAAATAATCCAACAGCGAATATTCAAATTGATATTTCAGATAATGGTGGTCCGGGTTTTGCTACCGCAATAATAGGGACAGCAACGACTTGGACTCAATTATTAACTTGGGATACTGGCGGTAATTATAATGCGAGTAATTGGTTTGACTTTAGTTTTTCATATGGGTCAGGTGTTTCCGCTAATAACACTGGAGATACTTATTACATATCAGGATTGGTAATTGCAAGATCAATTCCAACATCAGGTGGAACTGTAAATAATGATTTGGCGGTATTAACAACCGATCCGGGATATATACCTTTTAGTACTACTATTAATACTACAATGAATGATTTAAGCGGTAATAACTCAACCGTATCATTAAATAATGGTATTGGGTATAGTAGGGGAAATTACGGATCTCTATCATTTGATGGTTTAGATGATACAATATCGGCAACACAAATAAGTGCATCAACTTGGACGGCAAATTATTGGTATAAATGGAATATAACGAGCGCAATAACTTCACAAACTCTTAATTTAACAAGAGGTAATACAACAGCCTATGCTAATCGCATTGATTTATCTTTATATTACACCATATCGAGGGTTAAAGTAGATAACTCCAATAATATTTATATTATGGGTGAATATAGAGGTTATCAAGGTTTAGAAAGAGCTTTTATAACTAAAATTTTATCAGGTGGAACAATTGATACGACATTTAATGCCAATTATGCGTTAGGTGGTGTTACAAATATACGTGAAATTATATTTGACAATCAAAATAACGCATATATTGTTGGAACAAATATTGGTAATTATGGTTTAAAGAAAATAGATTTAAGTGGTAATACCGTATCAACATTTCCAGCAACTTCAGGTGGTGGAGGACCGCAAATTAATGACGAAGGAACATTAGTATTGGATTTAGTCAATCAAAAAATGGTTGTTGTTGGTGGTTGGGCGACGGTATATAGTGGAGTAACGGTAAATAAAATAGCGAAAATAAACTTATCTAATTTAACACCTGATACGTCATTTAACACTTTAACCGGTTTTAATTCAACATCTGTTAGTAGTATTGTTGCAGATAGTAATAACGATTATTATGTCGGCGGTAATTTTACAACATTTAATAATGCGTCATATCCAAGAATAGTAAAAATAAATGGTACAACAGGTTTGGCTGACACATCATTTGTTGTGGGGGCTGGTTTTGCAAATGCGGGTAGTACGTCAAATCAATACCCATGCGGTAATGGTATTAAGGTAACTGCCGATGGTAAGATATTGGTGGCAGGTAGGTTTATAACGTATAGTGGTATTACTGCGAATAGAATAGTTAAATTAAATACAAATGGGACAATTGATAATACTTTCACCACAGGAGCGGGTTTTGATAATCACGTAAATTGTGTAAGAATTCAACCCGATAATAAAATATTATTAGGTGGCTTTTTTACATCATATAGTGGTGTAACTGCAAATAGGATAATCAGGTTAAATAGTGGTGGGACAATAGATAATACATTTGTAACAGGTAGTGGGTTTAATACGTATATTAACTCAATAGATTTACAATCAGATGGTAAAATAATAGTATTAACAGATGCCAATTTCAATACAACCAGTACAAATGTTCCTACAACATATAGTGGAGTGACGTATAATAATTTAATAAGGTTAAATACTGACGGATCGATTGATAATACATTTACATCCGGTGCGGGTGCTAATTTAGCTATTTATAGAAGTGATATGTATATATCGACATCATCAAGTAATGGGGTTGTTATTTTTAACCCTTTTGGTACTCAAGGTGGTGTTGATGTAGGTCAAAGGATATCATTTGAATCTCAAAATAGTTTTCATTCTAAATGGCATAACATATGTATGACAGTTAATTCATCGAGAGTTTTAAGATTTTATACCGATGGAATATTAACACTAACATCCGATCAATCAGCCGCAACAAATTTTAATTTATTATTCAACTCAATGAATACGGGCGCGAACATTCCTGGTGCATGCACCGCCAATCTAAGTAATTTTTCACTATATAATAGGGATTTAAATCAAGCGGAAGTAATACAAAATTATAACGCTTTAAGAACAAGATATAATTTATAACTATTTATAAGTATGATTAAAGTAACAGGATTTTTTCAAAACCCAGCTTCTGGGTATATATACGATTCACCAACATTATCATTGGTTCCGCATTTAGAATATGCGGGTGTAATAAGTATGGACGTTAATATTGATGGGAATAAAGGAACAATACCATATCAAAATATAAGACAAGATTTGGTATATAATGACTTAATAATTGATCCACACGATAAATTATTAGATGCATTAGAAGTGTATGTCATTAATAAGTTATCATCACCTAACTTAACACTTACAAGGACATATAATTATGTTCCAACAACAGGTGATACAAATAATTCTTTTGTTGAAATTGTATAATAATGTCTTTATTAAATAAGTAAGAATACTTATTATTATCATATGACTAAAATTATATGGTTAATCGGACAAGCGGGTCATGGTAAAACAGTTCTCGCTAAATTATTAGAACAGCATATCGATCAAACAGCCCATAATGATGTATTTCACATTGATGGCGATGATTTAAGAAATCTTACAATAAATAAAGATTATTCAAGAACAGGTAGAGAACAAAATATTCGTAATGCTCAAGTAATTGCTAAATATCTACAAAATAAAGGATTTCACGTTGTAGTGTCGCTTATGACACCTTATTTAGATATAAGAGAAGAATTTAAAAATAACACAAAAGATGTTTTTGAGGTTTATGTTCATACAACAGAAATAAGGGGTAGGGAACAATTCCACGTTGAGGATTTTCAAAAACCTGTATCAAATTATTTGGATATGAATACAACAAATATAACACCAGAAGAATGTATAAAGGAGATTATAGAATATGTCGGATTGGTATAAAAAATTACACGTTCAGTCATCATTAGAACGTAAAGAAGGACAATACGCAATGTTTATTGGTAGATGGCAACCATTACATAAAGGACATCAAGAGATGTTTCAACAAGCAATGAATGAAGGTAAAAATATCTTAATTTGTATTAGAGATATTCAACCAGATGAAAAAAATCCATTTACAGCTAAACAAGTGGAAGCTATGATTATGGAACATTATTATACGGAATGTGTTGAGGGTAAAGTTAAAATTATGGTAATTCCTGATATTTGTTCAGTAGAGTTTGGTAGAGGTGTTGGATATGATATTATTGAACATTTACCACCATTAGATATCGCCAATATTTCGGCAACAAAAATAAGAGAGCAATTAAGAACAGAAGGTAAATTATAATGAAAACTTATAAAATTAGATTTAATACAAATTCAACAACAGAAGAGGTAAGATGGCGATTAATACCTGATGATGGTGAAGAAATATTGGTTTCAGATATTTTTGTTGATGGTGAGGTATTCACAACAAAAGATCATATGGATGGTTTAGGTTATAAGTGGCATATTACTTGTAAAGGTAATTGTGTTATTAAAGATAATATTGCTTACATTACAACACCACCAAAAGATTCGGCATTTAAAAGACATTTATTAAAAACAATATCATACAGGTTTTTGGGGACTTTAACAACTGTAATAACTGCGTATTGTTTAGGAGCTCCAATAGCATTGGCTTCAATGTTAGGTGTGGGTGAATTAGTATTAAAGCCCGTTATTTATTTCCTACACGAAAGAGTTTGGTATAAGTACATAAAAATAAAGTAAGTATTTATAAGTAATGGGTGTAGTTATACAAAATCAATCAATAGTAAGAGGTAATGTAATTGTCAATCAATTACAACCATCACCTTACAATTCATTAAATACGATTGCGAATTATTTAAGGGATAATATGACAGCCTTTAGAAATCCAAGTTTTTATACTTATTGGTTAGATAATGGTAACGCTCCATCATACTCAACACCGGGTATTCCTGATGGTGTGCAAATAAATGATGGTGGTAGTGATATGTTTGATGGTGGTAATATAACTACACCATGGCTTAGAAATAATGCAACATACGTTACAACTGCTAGTTGGTCATTAGCTGCATACCCATTCGCTATCAATTACAACAACACAACAATTACAAATACTGATAGTGATTTTTATTATATGAGTTTAGGTTATATAAGGTATTCAGGTGGAACTCAAAATGATTTATATCATCCTTTAACTTCAATTGGTACAAGGTATAATCAAGGAAGACCTGTTGGTTGGCAAATAGGAGGTAATTCAGGTGCGGATGGTCTTGGGACATTGGCCTCAGGTTTAATATATAATGGAACAAATATAAGTGGATTTACAGTATATGCGTTTTTTAGAGAAACATATGGGGCAGATGACCCTTCACATTGTAATTTATTTATTTTAATGGGGCACCCTAATTGGCGTTCAGGTTATGGTGGATTGAGGACATTTGCTGATCCTGTATCGGGTGGTGGTCAAGGTTGTTTTTTAGCGATGACAGGTTCTTCAGTAAATAATATATTGGCAATACAAACCTTATTGAGTAAAGCAAGTGCTGTATTGGTTACATCGGCTGAATGTCAAACAGTGATTCAAAACTTCGTATTAAAGGTAAAAGAAGCCGTTAATTTTTAATATTTTGCTTTTATTTATAAAGTAAAGTATTTATATAGGATGAATGAGGCAATATCAAAAGAGAGGTTATCTTCCAAAAATTTATACTTAAATAGATTTATTAAAAAAGGTAAAAAAGAAAAAACCGAACCAATACTTAGGGGTGAGAAATTGGTTGATCTTAGGAGTGCCGTTAAAGGTATAAATTATACTGATATTTATTTTCAAGAAGGTGAATTATATCAAAACGAACAATTTTATAACGTAGAAATAGATAATAAGAAAATAAATATATTATTAACTTACGCTAAAAATTATGCTAAACAAAATAAAATTGCAGGTGAAAAAGTAATCCCAAATAAGTTTGATATTAATGTTAGTGTAAATGATACGGATTTCAATAGGGTTCATTTCCATAAATCATTACCTAAAATATTAAGAGGTGTTGGTTTAGGATATAAAATATATAAATCTTTAGCGTTAAAATTAGGGTATTTATCTTCAGATAATACAGCATCATTTGCCGCTCAATCGGTGTGGTATCATTTAATACAAGATCCGGATTTCAACTACATTTTACATAAAAACTTCGTATTCATAATAAAACGTGATTTACCAATAAATCAAAAAATGGGTATAGTAATGTCATATATGAAACAATATGATTGGTTATTTGAGGATGAAAGTGAATTTGATATTGACGATGAATTAGTTCAAGAATTAGAAGAATATGGCAATACCTAAAAAGAATGTAAGTATTGTTGCTCAAAAACAACTAAATAGTGAAAGAATTCATTTGGTTGAGCGTATTAGGGAGAACGAAAGTTTCTTACCGAAAGGGGTATTGCATGAAGATTTGGATAGAGGTTTTGTTAGTTTTGTAAATGACGATTTGAAACTTACTATTGACGGTAATGTAGTTCCAGTATTATTTATTTCACTACAAAATTGGAATGAATTTACTAAAACTTGGCAATTTTCTGATAAATATAAGAATGTTCAGATGCCATTCATAACTATTGTAAGAAACACTAAAGTAAATTTAAATGAACAAATGAAATATAATATACCTTATTTATTTAAAAAAGATTTATTAAGAGTTCCTGTATGGAATGGAGTTAGAAATGGTTATGACATATATGAGATACCGCAACCAATAAGAGTTGATGTATCTTACGATGTGACAATATTTTCAACTAGAATAAAAGAATTGAATAGGTTTAATAAAATCGTATTAACTAAGTTTTCATCTAATCAAGCATATACATCAATAAACGGACATTATATTCCAATAAAATTAGATGGGGTGTCAAGTGATAACCAAGTAGATATAATGAGTAAGAGGTTTTATAAACAAACTTATAAGTTAATTGAAGAGGGGTTATTATTAGATGAAAATAACTTCATAATAAAACCAGCAATTGATAGAACAATAATAAATTATAGTCCAGGTACGACTAAAATGAAAACCGCTGTTGATCCAAGTGAAAATCAATTTGTAGTGAATGGTTATATAGACGATTATTTTGAATAAAGAATATGGGATTAGTTTTAAGAGAAGTAAAAGGTAGTAAATTAACCATTCAAGAAATGGATGGTAATTTGACGTATTTGGATGGTGGTATTACCGCAAATACACAAAATATTAATGCGAAATTAAATCTAAGTGATTTTAATTCGTATAGTAGTAATACAAATACTTTAATCGGAACTAAACTTAATAGTTCTGATTTTAATATATATAGTTCAACCACTAATACATCAATTAATGGTAAATTAAATATAACTGATTTTAATTCATATAGTTCAACAACGAATAATATTATAAATAATAAGTTAAATACGTCAATATTTGCAGCATATACTGCAAGTACAACGTCAAGTTTTTCAGGTGTAACATATGCCGAATTCTTTGCCTATACAGCGGCAACAAATACAAGAATAAATAATAAGTTAGATACTGTATTATACGCAACTTTTACAGGTGTAACTAATACTTCAATCGGAAACAGATTATTAATCTCAGATTTTAATATATTTACAGGGAATACGTTACCAAATAATTACTTCAGACAAAATGGTAATTCGTTTGGAGGTGTTGCTACATTAGGGACAAATGATTCACAAAACTTTAATATTAGAACTAGTGGATTAACTAGAATGACGATAGCTAGTGGTGGTAATATTGCGATAAATACAACACCTAGTATTAGTAGGTTAGAGTTATATCAATCAGGTGGGACAGTATTTAATGTTGGTGGTGGTGTTGGTAATTTATTCACGGTAAATGACTCAAATGTGGGTAACTTATTAACGGTTCAAGATATTTCAGGTAACACCATATTTTTAACAACATCAAGCGGACAATCAGGTTTTAATACATCAACAATAACACAATCAGCTCAGGTTCAGATTGATAGTACAAATAAAGGATTTTTACCTCCAAGAATGACAGGTGCTCAAGCTGAAGCTATATCGTCACCAGCTGAAGGTTTATTGGTTTATGCCACAATATCAGGTACCACAATAACAAGTAAAGGTTGGTGGGGTTACGATGGTTCTACTTGGGTTAAATTAAATTAAACTATTTATATATAATGGGATTACCTAAAAAAAATATACAAATTAAATTACAAAAGGAATTAAACGCCGAAAGGGTTTCTTTGGTTGAAAGGATAAGACAAAACGAAAGTTTCTTACCGAAAGGGGTATTGCATGAAGATTTGGATAGGGGTTTTGTTGAATTCGCAAATAAAACTTTGTTGTTAAATATAGACGGTAATGTAGTTCCAGTATTATTTTTATCAATACAGAATTGGAATGAATTTACTAAAACTTGGCAGTTTTCGGATAAATATAAGAATGTTCAGATGCCATTCATAACTATTGTAAGAAATACAGATGTTGTATTATCGGACAATATGAAATACAATATTCCTTACTTACATAAAAAACCTATATTGAAAGTTCCTGTATGGAATGGAAATAGAAATGGTTATGATATTTATGAAATACCACAACCAATACACATTGATGTTCAATATGAAGTAAGATTATTTTCGTCAAGATTAAGGGAGTTAAATGAGTTTAATAAAATTGTATTGACTGAGTTTTCATCTAATCAAGCATATACTGATGTAAATGGACATTATGTTCCAATAACATTGGATGGTATAGACGATGAACACGAAATAAGTGATATAAATAAAAAAAGATTTTACGTTCAAAAGTATAATTTTAATTTACACGGATTTTTATTAGATGAAGAAGAATTTACTATAAAACCAGCGGTTAGTAGAATATTAACAAATTATAAGTTTTTAGGTCAAAAAAGGACTAAAAAAACACAAAATGTAAGTGTAAATAGGTTTAACGATGGACACTTAGAAATATTCATTGAGTTTTTTGTTGATTCACCATTAAACGTATCATTTGTTGTGGATGGAGAATATACAATAAATGGTGTTGTGGCAGATAATACAAGTTTTTATGAAATAAAAAAGAATGGGGTGTCAGTAACGCCAACTTTTAACTTAGTTCAAGGAGATATTGTTGAGATAACGGTATCACAAACTAATTCAAGTGTTAATAGTAGTGTGACATTATTAGGAACATATAACGCTAATTTAGGTGCTGAAAATTTCATAACTGATGTGGATACATCTTTAGCGGGATATTACTTCGAAAAGAAAACAATATATAATTTAATGTATGATTCAAATACAACGGAATTAACATTTAATAATTTATACCCTGGAATGTTAAAAGAAGTGACTAATGTAAAATCAGATATAACATCATATAGTATTTATAAAAATAATAATTTAGTAACATTACCTGTTTCAGTAGTTGCAAACGATCAAATAAAAGTATCAATCGTTAGAACTGATGTAACACAATCTAGTTATTTGAGTATTATTCAAATATTTAATAATAGTGCAATAACAATAAACGGATAATGAATTCATTTAGACAAAATATAAGTGTATTATCGACAAAGATACTTCAAATTAGTGGTGATTCATCAACAAAATCTGTTAAGATGTTTAATTCTACTACTGATTGGGGTGTTCCTGTTGGTGGGTATTACTCAATAACTTATTTAGTATCTGAACATAATAAAGGATTAACCCCTTTCTTTTTAATTGAAGAGTTAGTTTCTACTTCTTATAATGTTGTTATGCCGGATAGTATAATCACAAATGCTAGTGGTGATATTATCATATCGGTAATAGATTCACCGGATGGAAGATTTTCTGGAAGAATTATAGTAGTATAATTGTTATTTGTAAAAATAACAACTATTTATAGAGTAAATAAATTATAAAAAGATAAAAAAATAAATTATGGCAGAACAAATAAACGTATCACCTGGTGTATATACGAGTGAAGTTGACTTAACCTTTGCGGCACAAAGCTTAGGTGTTAGTTCATTAGGTATAGTAGGTGAGGCTCAAAGAGGACCAGCGTTTGAACCGATTTTAGTAAAAAACTACGATGAATTCACTACTTATTTCGGTGGTGCAAATCCTGAAAAATTTTCAGGGACACAAATTTTAAAATATGAAGGTAATTACATAGCGAGAGAATACTTATCTCAAGCAAGTCAAATGTATATGACAAGAATATTAGGTTTAAGTGGTTATGATGCGGGTTCGGCTTGGTCAATCAGCACAATTGCACAACCTGATATTTCAACAATATCATTAGCGGGTCCAACAAATGTTTATACACCATTCCAATTAACAACTGGTGGAACATTAACATTTACATACCCATCATTCTTATCACCTTATCAAAGGGTGGTGTCAGCAACAACTAATCAATTCTTTAGTTCAGTTGTTAGTTCATACGGTTCAAGAATTGGGGCGTTATCGGCATCAACTATATCATATAGATATGGTGATTTAAGTGCTACAACAATTTCAACAATTACAGGTATTACAACGTCATCAATGACAGATGTTTTAAATAGTAATACAAGTGATAGTACTTGGCTTAATAATTTATTCGTATCAACAGGAGTAAATACATTTTCAGGTATTACCTATGGTGTTTATGTTACAGGTTTAACTTTAAATCCGGGTGGTACTTACACGGGTACAACTAATTTCATTACTTATGACGCATCAGTTGCAGGTTATAGTGGTTGGGATAATTTAGTAGTGGCAACATTAAGAAGTGATGCTAATTGGTCTAACAATACATTAACACCGGTTGTTAGTGGAAATCCTATTTTAATACCGATAGATGATATCACATTAAATTCTAAAGGTGGTTTCAAATTAAGCGGAACAACTACGGCTGGAGCATCATTCAATTACTCTGTTAGTATGGATAACACTAAGAAAGAATATATACCACTTGTATTAGGTAAGCAACCAAAAGAAAAGCAAAGTGCTTTATTTGTTGAAGAGATATATACTGAGTTATTAAACTATGGTTATTTAAAAGGTTATATTAGAGGTTTAAAAAGTACTTTAACTACTAACTCATCTTCATCAGGTGTAAATATGACTGACTATAAAGAACAATGGGCTACACCAGCAACACCTTATTTCGTATCAGAATTAAGAGGAACTGACGTATTCAAATTATTTAGGGTTATAACAATTTCTGATGGTGAAGCGGCAAATACTTTAGTTAAAATATCAATTCAAAATATCAATTTAGAGAGAAGAGAATTTGATTTAATCGTAAGAGATTTTAACGATACGGATGCCAATCCTGTTATTTTAGAAAAATACGTTAGATGTTCAATGGATGAAAGTCAATTGACTTATATCGGTAAAAAAGTTGGAACTATTGATGGTAAATATGATTTAAAATCTAAATACATTATGATTGAAATCGCTACCGATGCTCCATCTACAGCGGTTCCAGCAGGTTTTATGGGTTATACTATTAGAACTTATGGTTCAGGAACAGCTAACCCTAAAATTCAATATAAAACTAAATACTTTACAGCGGGTGAAACAATTACAAATCCACCAGCAGGTATTTCACCAGTAATTTCAAGTGGAGATAACATTAGAAAATCTTTCTTAGGTATTTCTGATAGTAATTTCTGGAGTTATGATAGTGATTTCTTCCAATATAAAGGTAATGTGGCTTCAACTACAACAACTAATGGTTTCCATATGGATTCGGGAGCAACAAGTGTAAGTGTAAATGGCGTAGCGGCAACATTTGATGTTGGTGTAGCTCCATTCCAAACAGAAGCGGGAACAACAGGAACACCTTATTCAAGTTTATTAAGTAGAAAATTCACGGTAGCGCCTTATGGTGGTTATGATGGATGGGATATTTATAGAGCTTATAGAACTAACGGTGATAGTTATAGAATTGGACAAACCACTTATACTAACGAAGGATTTAGTGCTCTTGGTAATTCTGACTACTACGCTTATAGAACGGCTATTGAAAAGTATTCAAATCCTGAAGATGCGGATATCAATGTATTGGTAACTCCAGGTATTGATATTGAAAACAACTCATCATTGGTTGAATATACAATTGATATGGTTGAAAATGACAGAGCTGATAGTATCTATATTCCAACTTTACCTGATATTAATATGTTTGCCCCTGATTCTTCAGATACTAACAATTGGTATGATTCAAATACGGTTGTTTCAATATTAGATGAAGTAGGTATCGATTCTAACTATACAGCAACTTATTATCCATTCGTTCTTTATAATGACACAGAAAATAATTCTAAGGTATGGATGCCACCAACAGCTGAAGTTGTAAGAAACTTAGCTTTAACTGATAACATCTCTTACGAATGGTATGCAATTGCAGGAACTGAAAGAGGTTTAGTTATATCAAAACCAAGAAGAAAATTATCTCAAACAGATAGAGATACATTATATCCAGGTAGAATCAATCCAATCGCTACATTTAGAGGTGTTGGTCCGGTTATTTGGGGTAATAGAAACTTACAAATCAGAGATTCTGTTCTTGATAGATTAAATATCAGAAGATTATTACTACAAACAAGAAAGCTTATCGCAGCAGTTGGTTTAAGATTATTATTCCAACCAAACGATCAACAAGTAAGAAACGACTTCTTGAATTTGGTAAATCCAATCTTAGATGGTATCAGAAGAGAAAGAGGTTTAACAGATTTCAGAGTTAAATTGAGTAACGCACCTGAAGATATTGATAATAATGAATTGAATGGAACAATTTTTCTAAAACCAACATCGGCTTTGGAGTATATTAACATTCAGTTTGTTATCACACCTCAAGGGGCTTCATTTGAGAATGTATAATAATTAAACTAAAATAATGTAAGAAAAAGGTGAATATTTGTTTATTCACCTTTTTTTGTTTTATTAACTAATTAGAAATCAAACTATTAAAAATAAAATTTGTTAATACGATCAATAATCCCCATATTTGAAGAAAATTAACAAATTGTAATATTTATATAATATGAAAAAATTGGTATTAAAAGGTAGAAAACTTAGAGTATATAAATTTGATTGGGATGATAATATATTAAATCTACCAACAAAGATTAAAATGTATAAGAGTAATAAGCCGGTTTATGTTTCAACCAGTGAATTTGCTGAGTTGAGAAATAATTCCAAATATGAAGTAAGAAATGATGCCTTTGAAGAATTTAGGGATTATGGTAAAAGAGGTGAAGATGCGTTTATTCAAGACACTAAAAAAGCTATTGAGAATAATAAACAAGCACCTTCTTTTAAGAAGTTTAAAGAGGCTTTAAAGTATGCAAACTACTTTGCTATCATCACAGCAAGAGGACACGCACCAGCGACATTAAAAAGGGGTGTAAGGACTTTTATCGATACGGCTTTAAACCCTGATGAGAAGATAGTATTTAAAAGAAATTTAAAAAAGTTATATGGTGATTTACCATTTAATGACTTAATTGAAAAATATTTGAGTGAGCAAAGGTATTACCCTGTTTCATCACCTGAATTCCAAAAACAATTCGGTTCAATGGCTGGCGCTGAAGAACCTGAATTGGCTAAACAAATCGCATCAAGGGATTTTATTGACTATATTGAGGGTGTTGCCAAATCTTTAGATGCTAAAGATATAAGGATTAAGAATCCTAAATCTAAAGGTAAGTTAGAGATTAGTGTGGGTTTTTCAGATGACGATAAGAAAAATGTGGAAGCAATGGAAGAGTTTATGAAATCGTTAAAGAAAGAAAAGCCTGATATGACATTTGTTATCTATGATACTTCAAACCCAAAAGACGTTAAAAAGATAGTTATTGAACGTTTAATGAAAGAATCTAAGGATGTGAGTGAATATAAAGTAATTCCTGATATTCATAGAGAAATTAAAAAGATAATTGAGGAAGCTGGTTTAGTTTATGATGATTATGAAGAATCCTTTGTAAAATATGCCGAACACAATGAAGATGACTATGAAGGGTATTACGAAATAAAAATATCGTTAGATAGTCCAAGATATGCTGGTGATATTACACCTGAACAATATTTAAGAGTAGAAGAAAAACTTAAAAGATTGGTTGGTGTTGATTATGTAGATGCCGACACAAACAAAAGAAGAATAACAATCTCTATGATTGATGAATATCCTGATATGTTTATATAATATATGATTTTAACTGAATATAATAAAAAAGATATTGATGTCTTAAAAGAATTAGATAATCAATTTACAATCGCCTTTGAGTTTGAATTGGAAACTGATGACTCTTATAAACCTGAAGATAGTGATGATGAATTAACTATTGAACAAATAAGAACGTCTGTTCATAATCAATTAAGGGATGATAAAAGAGCAAATCCCGCTTTTATTGATAATATAGTCGATCAAATAGAATTGGATGACGAAGATTTTACATATGATGAGTTGTTAAATCCATCTTATTATAGTAATAGAAATGAAAAACGTATTATTGACGTAATAAGAGCAATTTCAATGGAACATACCAATGATAATTTAACTTATTTATCAATGAAAGTGAAAGAATATTTACCTAATTTCTATGATAAATGGTCGGATAAGATGAAATTTGAAGTTGATTCTTCATTAGATAGGGGTATTGAGTTTTCACCTCTAACCTATTTGAATTCCGTATCTGAATCAATAGATATGGTAAATGATTTCTACAATGACTTTGATAATCAATCATATTGGAAATTCACGGAAAAAACAGGATTACACATCAATATTGGATTTAAAGAAAAAATGGATTGGAATGTTCTTAAAGGGGTGTTATTTTTAAGTGATGACCCTTCAACATCGAAAAATAAAGTTCCTTATGTTTTTAAGGGTATTGAAGAAAGGGTTAAATCTAAATACGCCGGCTCATTTAAACGATTGGTATTTGGTAAGGTTAGTGAGGAAAAAGATACTTTTACTGTTAATAAACAAAACTTAAAAGATGTTGAAAAATATTTTAATGAATATCTATTAAATTTATTGGATAGTGAGGGGTATGAAAGTCCCACTTATTTTAAGTTATACGGATTTAATATAACAAGATTAAAGAAATATAACTATATAGAATTTAGGTATCCTGGAGGTCCTATAAATAGGGAAGTTTTAATTGATAAGTTATTTTACTTCTGTCATCTATGTGCTTTAATGACTAAACCTGACTACAAAAAAGAGCAGTATTACAAGAGATTATATAGTTTTTTAAAATTATTTTAAAAAAAGTTTGGTGGTTTGATTTAAAGTATTATATTTGTTCCACAATAAACAAAACATATATGACTAACACAAAACGTGAATCAATCATCAAAAAAATCAATCTTTTAAAAGAAAAAACCACAGCTAATGGTTGTTCAGAAGCGGAGGCTATGACAGCGGCTGAAATGATTTCAAGGCTTCTTCAAGAATACGATTTGTCTATGACAGAAGTTGAGGTTAAATCTCAAGAGTTTATTACCGAACAAATTGACATTAGTGGTAAGGTTAAAAAACCTATTCACGATGTAGTTAGTTCAATCGCTTATTTTACAGACACTAAAGTTTATTTTACCAAACGTATTGGTAAATATGTGTATAACTTCTTTGGAGCTAAAAAGGATATTGAGTTCGCTGGTTACTTATTTGATTTACTATCACACGCAATGGATAACGAATACGCTAAATACCAAAAAACATCTGAGTATGATATGATTGGCGGTAAGGTGGCTCGAGGTTCTTTTTACAAAGGTATGATTATCAGATTAAGTCAAAGACTCCGTGAAATGAAAAATAACCTCACTAACGAAGCACAAGAATCTGGGTTAGTGTTGTATAACAAAATGGGAATTACCGAACAAATGTTTAAAGAAAACAATCCTTCTTTAAAGTTAAAAACATCGACTTCAAGAATGACAATATCGGATAGATCGGCATTTAATTCAGGTAAAGAAGCAGCAAATCGTGTGAATATCACATCAGGGTTGAGTGGTAAAAAAGCGTCAGAATCTATGAGATTAACGGCTTAGGAACTAAAACCTAATTTAGATTTTAACCTTTTAACATCTTCAACAATAATTTTAGGGTCTTCGGACCCTACTTTTTCAAAATCAAATTTTGTTCTTATATTAGCAGAGAAAAACTTACCAATACTTTCAGATTCTTGTAATTTCAAGAATGTGGGCATATCAACATTTAAATATTTGTAGATATTACCATTATTGAAGGTGATGAATAAATCATTATCTAAAAATTTATATACTGATTTATAGATATTAGATGATTCATAGATACTTGTAATTTTATCTTTTTCTTTGGTTGTTTCTAAAAGCATATTTGACTTATGGGGTTTAATTTATTATATATACACTAATAATAAATTAAACTTAAACAAAATAAAGAAATGTATTCATTAAAAAATTTGGAAAGGATTGAAAAAACTTTTAACAGTTTATTTTTTAGAACACCTTTTGAGGTTTTAACTAAAAACTTTATTGAAACAAATATGGTTGAGGATGAAGAATCTTATGGTATTGAATATATCTTACCTGGATTTAAGAAAGAAGAATTATCGGTAACTATTGAAGGGAAACAATTGATAGTTGAAGGTAAAAGAAATGGTCAGGAAATCAAATCTAATAGAACAATTTATTTCCCTAATGGTGTAAAATCCATTACAGCTAAATTGGAGAATGGTATTTTAACTGTTTCAGTTCCAAAAGAAAAAACAAAAAAAGATAAAATTGTTGTTGATATTAAATAAAATAATATTTATCTTTGTATAACATATGGGCTTTTACTGGTTTTGACCTGTAATGTTTGAGCCTTTTAAACAAGCAAGACCTGCACTAAGTCTTTAAAAACTGAAGCAAAAAAATCAACTGGCAACGGTTACAATTCAGAGGACATGATGAGCCTCCCAACTTCACTTATGAAGAGCTTCAAAACTCAAGAAGCTGAACTTGAGTTAGCTTAAGTGAATTTGGCTTTAAGCCAAACACAGCAAACCCTTTTGGTAGAGTAGTTAATAACTATCACACATTTTCCTGATTGGTGTTAAAATAAGAGGGATATTTGGTTGTAAGAAAATAACCTAAGCTTGTAAATAATTTAATTGATTACAAATTACGGGAACGGGGGTTCGAATCCCCCAAAGTCCAGCCGATTGATTTTAACACACCGCTACGAGGTAATTGGTAGAAACAAATAATTAATTATTTGGCTAAGATGTTAATAAAGGTTGAGGTTTTATCCTTTTTATCAAACTTTAAATGTTAGAAAATGGATTGGTGGAGCGATAAGATTCGATCGCCTCAGAAACCCGACAGAGATGTTGGGTTTTTTTTATAGATACCCTGAAACCAAATAAGATAATTTTTCAATTTCATCTATTTGTTCTTCATTCAATTTCTTTCTTGTTTTAATGAATGAAACCCTAACAAATCCAAATATTGAGCCTTCAATATTTTCAATAACAAAACCATAATCGTGTTTAATTCCTTTATTAAAAAGATAGTTTTTCCACGTAGAAGGGTGTTCTGTTTCATTGGTATCTAATGAATATCTTTTATCATCAAAGAACGGCATAAAGTGATCTGAGAATGGCGTTAGTAATACATCCTTAAAATCCATATTTTCAATAGATATTCCTGAAGATACAACTTCATAAATCATACTACCTTTAGTAAATTCAACTTTTTGTCCTTTCTTATTATAAAAAACACCTCCATTATGAAGAACTGTGATGGATACTCTATCAGCATTTGTGATTTCTAATATTTGTTGTAGCTTACCAACAATCTGTTTAGATTTGGTGATATTACGTTTTATTTTTTCAATTTTAGTGTTGTTTTTATGTTTATCCATATAAACTTTAACTATGTATCCAATAGCTCCGCTAATAATCCCTAAAAGCGATACTATAACTGGTGTCGGTATGTAAAATCCAAATATTATCATTTCTTTAATTTTCTATATCTTATAAATATATATAATTGAAAAGGAAACTATTTATATATAAAAAAAATGGGAAAATATAGAACATATTTTAGTAAAAACAATACATTAGTTAGAAATTCTTATGTTAATACGGCAAGAAATCCAATTGCTGAGTTATATTATGGTTTCGATCAAAATCAATCAAGGACTTTTTCAAGGTATATTTTTGATATTGATTTAACAAATATATATAACTTATACACAGGTAAAACAATTTCTACATTAAACGGAACAACGCACACATTAAACTTAAAGAATTGTTCGTCTTTTGATGAATTATTCGGTGAGGCTGTTGGTGCTAAAACAAGAGGTAATTCATTCGACCTTATTTTATTTAAAATAAGTGGTGAAACTTGGGATCAAGGTATTGGTTATGATTATGCTGATTATAAGACAGAAACTTTAATTAGAGAACCTTTTACCTATACGGAAACACCTTCAAATTGGTATTATAATAAAACTAATTCAAGTTGGAATTCACCTGGTGTTTATAGCACACCTAATATTGTTGCGACACAACATTTTGATTTGGGTAATGAGGATTTGAAGTTAGACATTTCAAGTGAAATAAATAACAGATTACAGAATAGAATATTTAGTGGTGTGAGTTATGGTTTAGCATTTACAACATCATTGGAAAATATACCTTATTCAGCAACTACATTTGACGCTTCATTACAATATGTGGGTTTCTTTTCTAAATATACACAAACATTCTATCAACCATTCTTAGAAACAAATTACGATGATTTAATTCAAGATGATAGAAACTTCTTTTATAAAGGTAAGATGAATAATTTATTCCTTTATGTTAATCAGAATGGAACACCTAAAAACTTAGATACTTTACCTCTTTGTAGGGTATATAATGAAAGTGGTAATATATTTTCAGCAATTACAGCAACCCAAAAAACTATTGGGGCTTATTATGTGAGTTTATATATACCTGAAACTTATCCGTATGATTCGGTATTATTCAATGACGTATGGACTAATTTATCAATAAATGGTATAAGAAAACCAGATGCCAGTTTAGAGTTTGAGGTTAAATGTGATGAATACTATTCAATAGGAACTGCGGAGTATTTACCAAAAGAATATGGTTTATCTTTTAATGGCTTGAAAAGGGATGAGGTTGTAAGAAAAGGTGAAAGAAGAAAAGTGGTAATAAGTGTAAGAGAGCCTTATGTATATGAAGTACCTGTTTTAACTGAATTTGTTCAATATAAAATATATGTTAAAGAAGGTCCGTTAAATGAAATACTTGTTCAAGATTGGACTGACGTTAATAGAAGCGCAAATATGAATTATTTTGTTTTAGATAGTAGTTGGTTATTACCGAATAAGTACTATTTAGATATAAGGGTAAGTTCAAATCAAGAAATAAGGGAATATAAAGAAATAACTCAGTTTTTTGTAAGGCAAGAATTATAAATAAATAAAAATCAAAGAAAATGTCAAGTTTAAATAACAATTTTATAAATAAAACCTTTAATTCATTATTAAAATTATTTAATAATGAATCATTCACCGGAACAACCACACATACAATAAGTGATGGTTTAGGGAATACATTGCCAGTATCATTTAGTCCAAATACTAGTGAATTTACAGGGACAGTATGTGCTGATACTATTGTTGGTGGAACAGACAATATTTCATCCGGATCAAATTCAGGTATTTTAGGTGGTACGAATAATCAAACATCAAGTAGCTGTTCAATAATCGGTGGTGGTGATAATAATACAACATTAAGGGAGTATTCAGGTATTTTAGGTGGTTCTTGTAATATAGCAAATGAGGCTTATTCGATAATCGGTGGTGGTTGTAATAACACAACTGAAGGGGCTTATTCAGCTATTTTAGGAGGACAAAATAACTATACAAATGCAGATAATACATTTATTATTGGTTCAAATATAACCGCAACAACTGAAAATACTTTATATGTGGAAAATATATCAATTAAAGGCGATATATTAGATTTTACTAGCAATAGCGGAACCACAGGGCAAGTTTTAGCTAAAGGTAGTGATGGTTTAGAATGGACAAATATCAATACAATAATAACAGGTAATAATGTAAGTGTAGAAACATTTGTAGTTTATACATCAAATACAAATACTTTAATCGGAACTAAATTAAATACAAGTGATTTTAATTCATATAGTTCAAATACAAATACTTTAATCGGAACTAAGGTTGATAACACTAATTTCTTTAGTTATACCGCAGCGACAGATAATAAAAAATTAGATAAAACTACATTTTGGGCTTATACCGCAGCAACAGTAAATAGTTCAGGTAATTTAGGGACAGCATTTACCCAAAGTTTTTACGCATACACAGCGACAACTAAAACACAAATTGACTCTAAGGTAGATTACTTAACATTTACCGCATATACGGCAACAACAAATACAAGGATAAATAATAAAGTAGAAACATCCGCATATAATACATTTGTAAGTAATACTAATAGTTGTTTAGGTACTTTAACGTCCGGTTTAGCAACTAAGGTTATTGAGGATGGCGGTAATGGTTCAACAATAAGGATAAATAATAATAATCAAGTTCAAAATACCGGTTCTTCTGTATTAGGTGGTTGTATCAACGCATCTTTAGGTTCTTATTCAACAATATCTGGAGGTTATAGTAATACAAATGATACTAACGCGAATTGTTCAATTATCGTTGGCGGAACTTTGAATACAAATAATGAAGAATTCTCTTTTATTGGTGGTGGTAGATGTAATACAGCATCAGGTCGTTATTCAACTATTGTTGGTGGTAGGGAAAATACGATTGGTAATGTTGGGAGATCAACGATTGTAGGTGGTGAATTAAATACAGTAAATGGTTGTTATTCATTTATTGGTGCTGGTAATTCTAACTGCGTTGGAACAAACGCTGATTGTAGTGTAATTGGTGGTGGTTTTTGTAATACAATATTAGATGGTGGTAGTGGTGTATGTTTAACATCAATAGGTGGTGGAGCATACAATAAAGTTTGTGGTAATTTTTCTATCGTTAGTGGTGGTTTTCAAAATACAGCATCTTGTCAAGGAGGTTTTATAGGTGGTGGTACTTATAATACTTTACTTGGTAATTGTACTGTAATTGGTGGTGGTTGTAATAACACAGCGTCAGGTGAATACTCAACAATTGTTGGTGGTTGTAATAATAAAGCCAATTGTAATTACTCAAATATATTAGGTGGTAGTGGAAACGTAGCGGATGCTAGTAATACATTTATTTTAGGTTCTAACATAGCAACATCAACACCTGACACAACTTACGTTGAAAGCTTAAACATTAATTCGGCATTATACGATAATGGCTCATCTTCAGGTAGTGCTGGTAATATTTTATCATCAACAGGGACAGGTACTAGATGGCGTTCAGCTGATAATTTAATTTCAGGTAGTACATCAGTAACGAGTAAATTAAGTTTAACTAATTTTTATACATATACATCAGGAACTAATACTTTAATTGGAACTAAATTAAATATAAGTGATTTTAGTGTTTATAGTTCAAATACAAATACTTTAATTGGAACTAAACTAAACACAACTGATTTTAATATATATAGTTCAACAACAAATACTTTAATCGGAACTAAGTATGATAAAGCTGGTGGTATTATTAGTGGTAGTGTTTTTATTCAAGGTGATTTATTTATTACAGGAACAGCTAACACCGTAAATCAACAAAGTATTACTGTATCAAGCCCAATAATAGTTTTAGCGTCAGGAAGTACTTTACCAACATTAAATGCTGGTTTATTGATAAACAGAGCAACAACAGGTAGTACCGCATTTATATATAAAGAAGATGTGGGTGAGTTTCAATTAGGAACCACAACAGCTTTAACTATAACAAGTGTTATAAACTTTAAAGATTATGGTAAATTACGTTTAGGTGAGTTATACACTACTAACATATATGATTATACTAATAGTAGTGGTTTGGTAGATGACGTATTATTTTCAAAATCTAATGGTGTTGAGTGGGGTAATTTAAACTATAAATTAAATGTAAGTGATTTTAACTCATTCTTAACTAATCTATATAGTTATACATCAAATACAAATACTTTAATTGGAACTAAATTAGATACCTCTACATTTAACACATTTACTAATAATTTTTATTCGTATTCAGCAAACACAAATGACTTAATAAATACCAAATTCGATAAATCAGGTGGGACAATAACAGGTAGTGTAAATGTAGTTGGTAATATTTCAGGTAATACATTTTATGGTATTGGTGGTAATACAATATTAGGTACGCCATCAGATAATAGTTATAGTGATGGTTTATTGGGATTAACTTCAGCAACAACAATAAATAATGCTGTTGATCAGATTGATGAAATATTGGCTTTATTAGCTCCAGCTAAACCACCAAGATTAGATGCATCTTCTTGGATTAGTCCTGGTTATTCATTAGTAAGAGGGTCTCGTGATTGGCCGACAGGTATATCAGGTCAAACAATTAGTAATGTTATATTTAACAATGCTAGACCTTTATTTAGAGTTACAGGTGCAACAAGTGGAACTAATACCGGTTTTTGGAATGGTGTATCAGGAACACTTAGTTTTTCTGTAAATGGAACGGCTGATGGTAGTAAAACATTGGGTGGGACAGTATCGACAGCATCAATTAATAATGGAACAGATGGTGGATTAACTATAACAGATAATGATTACTATTTAAATCAAACAGGTAAGGCTGGATTCTGGGCAGCAATAAATGCAACAGGTAGAACAAGTACTTCATTACCATATAATGTATTTACATCACATACATATAGTTTTACTCATAGTGAGACAGGAACTTTACCAACATCATTCTATATTGATAACCCAGGAACACCTTCTGTAACTACACCAGTTCAAAGTGGTTCATTTACAATGACAAGATATGTATCCGGAGTTCCATCATTAGCAACAAATAATGTTATAAATATAAATTATACAGTTAATAACGCAATAAGTAAGTTTTACACCAACGGAACATTTGCAACTTTAACACCTAACACAGTTACAAATGGTACTTGGGGTACTGTATCCCCATATCTTAGTTCTACTTTTTCAATACCACCTTTATCGGGTGCGTCAATTAGTTTAACTAACGAAACAATAACCACATCTAATAATAGGTATGGTGAAACTCTAACAACAACAGCCACAGGATATAATGCGAACGGAGCATCAGGTACGTCAAGTGCATTAACATTGAGTAATTATAGAATTGATACAGTATCAAATGAAAATAGGTTAAGAAATGCTGCGGATGGTGAAAATCCAACACTTTTCCCTGTTACTTACACATCACCATATACGTCATCAGAAAGAATTGTAGGTAATGTAGGTAATACATCTTATAATTATGAATTACAATTATTAAATGGTAGTTATCAAGTACCATCGGGAAATTACACATCTTATGGTGGTTACGATTATTCATCACCTGGTTCTGATACAAGATTTGTCTTACTAACAGGAAGTCCAATAAGTTCAGTAAATAGTGTAACAATAGCATTTAACGGAACTAGTCCGACTTGGGGTGCGGCGGCTAACGGTGTAACTTCAGGTTTAACTTTAAATGTAAGAGTTAGTGGGACAGGTTGGATTGATGGTAATGCAGCATACCCTGGTAGTGGAAGTCCATCAGGTAATGGTGATCCGGCAATGGTGGCGGCACCTGCATCAACAGCAACATCAAAACAAATAACATTCGGTTCAACTGCAAGAAGTGGAACTATTTATGTAAGAATAGGATTACCAACAGGAAGCGATAAAAAATTTACAGGAATAACAATATCATAAAAAAGCATAAAAAATGGCAATAAGCACAAACGAAATAGCACAAAGATTATTTAAGAAACTATTAGGTAAAGGTGACACATCTACTAATAGAGCATTCTATGAAGAGGCGTATAACGGACCACTTCAAGTATTTTCTAATAATATTTGGACCGATACGTCTAAAATACCGACAGTATTTTTACCGACATTTAGAACGTTATCAGGTTCAACAGTTCAAAATTTGATAAATGATTCTTATGTTTATCCTGATGGAACAACAGGTTTAACCCAAAGTAATGCGGTTGTTCAAGTTAAAACATATACATTAACTAAAGATAATGGTTCAAACGCAACCACACCAGATTCTCAAGGATTCGCATTTGTTAATCCAAGTGCCACGGATATTATCCCATTTACATACGGAAATCCATATTCATATTATATAACTTATAATAGTGGATCTGTTTTATCATTCGGTTCAGGTGATTCAGTATTCGATCCCGAATCAGGTATATTGAAGTTTTATACGGCAAATATCCCTTCTGATTGGGATGGTAGTAGTAATTTTGTAATTAAAGCGGCTAAATATATTGGTAATAAATTATCGGCATATGATTTACCATCTATTAATAATAAATTAAATATAACTGATTTTAATTCATATAGTTCTAATACTAACACTTTAATTGGAACTAAACTGAATATAACAAATTTTAGTAGTTACTCATCAAATACAAATAGTTGTTTAGGTACTTTAACGTCTGGTTTAGCAACTAAGGTTATTGAGGATGGCGGTAGTGGTTCAACCATAAGGATAAATAATAGTAATCAAGTTCAAAATGCCGGTTCATCTGTATTAGGTGGTTGTTCTAACACATCTTTAGGTTCTTATTCAACAATATCTGGCGGTTATAGTAATACAAATGATACTAACGCGAATTGTTCAACTATTGGTGGTGGATGCTTAAATACAAATAGTGAAAGATTTTCATTTATAGGTGGTGGATTTCGTAATACAGCATCAGGTAATTATTCAGGTATTTTAGGTGGTCAAAATAATAATGCAGAAGCTAGTAATACATTTATTTTAGGTTCTAACATAGCAACATCAACATCTGACACAACTTACGTTGAAAACTTAAACATAAAAAATGGTATATATGATAGTAATTCATCGTTAGGTGATTCAGGTAATATTTTATCATCAACAGGGATAGGTGTTAGATGGAGTTCAGTAGATAATTTAATTTCAGGTAGCACATCAGTAACAAGTAAATTAAGTTTAACTAATTTTTATACATACACGTCAAATACAAATAATTTAATCGGCGCTAAATTAAACATAACTGATTTTAATACATATACATCATCAACCTCACCTATATTTACCTGTGGGTTGGGTGTGAATTCATCGGTTAGAGTTAATGGTAATAATATAGTGTCGAGTAATTTTTCATCAATCCTTGGCGGATTAAATAATAATATGGGTAATAACCCTAATATTGATGGTAGGTTTAGTGTAATTGCTGCGGGTAGTGGGAATACATTAAATGGTTGTTTTTCTAATATTGCTGGCGGTAATTTTAATACTACTTATGGTTGTGTAAATATTATTAATGGTGGTTGTAATAATACAATATGTGGTGTAGGTTCTATTATTAATGGTGGTAGTGAAAATAAATTATTGTCTGAGTGTATAGATTGGAATAATCCATATAGATTTAGTGGAACAACATCATATTTTTCAACTATTGGTGGTGGTCTTAGAAACACTATATTTGGTGCGGATTGTGCGGTAATTGGTGGTGGTGAAAATAATACAATGGGTAGTTGTGATATTATTAAATCAACACATTCTGTGATTGCCGGTGGATTAAGAAATAGAATAACAGGTACAACTCATTCTGTAATAGGTGGTGGGGGTTGTAATACAATAATGTCATCAGGTTGTTCATATAACGTAATTGGTGGAGGTATATTAAATACAATAAGAGACTCTAGACGTTCAGTTATTGCTGGTGGTGCTAGTGGTTTAATATGCGGACATTGTTCAGTTATCGGTGGTGGGGTATTAAATTCGGTAGTAAATGATTGCTCATCGATTTTAGGTGGTTGTAATAATACTATCACATGTACTAATTCATTTATAGGTGGTGGTTGTAATAATAATATTGTGGTACCCCTATCATCAATTGTAGGTGGTGAAAATAATAGGTTATGCGGTGCTGGATGTAATCAATTTATTGGTGGTGGTAATTGTAATTCAACATCATCATCTAACTCGGTTGTAGTTGGTGGATGTTGTAATTTTGCGTCAGGTGGTCAAACATTTGTGGGTGGTGGATTTAAGAACGTATCTTGTAATGCCGGTTCTTTTGTAGGTGCTGGTTATTGTAATACATCGTGTGGTTGTTATTCTTTTGTGGGTGCTGGTTTAAATAATACTAACACAGGCACTAATTCATTTATAGGTGGTGGTGATTGTAATACAGCATCAGGTTGTTGTTCAGGTATTTTAGGGGGACAAAATAATTATACAAATATCAGTAATACATTTATTATTGGTTCTAATATAACAGCAACTACGTCAAATACTACATTCGTTGAAAGGTTAAATATAAAATGTGGTGTATATGATAATAATAATTCTATTGGTGTTAGTGGTCAATTATTAACAAGTAATGGCGATGGGGTATATTGGAATGATCCGATATATAGTGGAACAACATCTTGTGGAACCGTAAGATTATTTTCATCTAACGTAATTGATGGCTGTTATTCATCTGTATTAGGTGGTTCTAATAACACTGCTTGTGGTTCTAATTCAACGGTTAGTGGGGGTTATGGTAATACTGCTTTATGTAATTATTCAACGGTTAGTGGTGGTAGAAATAATAATGCTTCAGCTTATAGTTCATCAATAGGTGGTGGTTTTTGTAATACCGTAACCGGAGATCGAGGATTTATAGGTGGTGGTTTTTGTAATACCGTAACTGAAGTGGCGGTTTATTCATTTGTTGGTGGTGGTTTAAGTAATACAACTTCGGGTGGTTGTTCATTTATTGGTGGTGGTAGATGTAATACAGCATCAGGTTATTATTCAATGATCGGTGGTGGTAGATGTAATATATCGTCAGGCAATTACTCAATATCTTCAGGTTATGGTTCTTGTGCTAGTAGATACGGTGAAAGATCACACTCTTCAGGTGTTTTTTCAACGGTTGGTGATTCCAAACATTTTGATTTGATTGCTAGATCATATAATACAGGTAATGAAACAACTAATTTTTATTTAGATTACCCTACTAACACTATTAACGTGACTAAAACAATACTACCCGGTAATAATAGAGTGGTGTCAGGTGTGATTAATTTTATTGGTATTGATAGTACATCGACTAAATACCAAATTGGATTACGTAGATTTACAATTATTAATAATGGAGGGACTTTAATATTTAATAGTTATATAATGGATGGTGGTTCTGTTACCGGATCTAACTGGCAAGATTTTAATAGTGGTCATGGATTACAATTCACATTTACGGCTATATCTAATGAATTATATTTAACGGCATATCAACCATCTTTCGGTATAAATACCAAATGGACGGCCCATATATCAGGTATTGAGATGTCATTCTAATATTTACTTAAAGCGTATTTTTAATACATTTCTCGTATGAAAAAATACGCTTTATTTCACATAGAAGGTGGTTTAGGTAAGCACGTTGCCGCCACCGCAGTTGCTAAATGTATAAAAAATAATCATCCCGATAGGGAACTTCTTGTTGTATGTGCATACCCTGAAGTATTCTTAAATCTAAACTTTATTAGTAAAGTTTTTAGATTAGGTAACACACCTTACTTTTATCAAGATTATATTAAAGATCAAGATACTTTAATATTTAAACACGAACCTTATTTTACAACAGATCATATCGGTAAGAAATTACCTCTTATTGAAAATTGGTGTAAGTTGTATAATTTAGATTATTTAGGGGAACAACCTGAATTAGTTTTCAATGTAAGACAATTACAACACGGATTTAAAAAATGGCAAAGACCTAGACCTATTATGGTTATACAAACAAACGGAGGTCCATTACAGCAAGATTTCCCTTATTCTTGGACAAGAGATATTCCTTATCCTGTTGCAGAATCTTTGGTTAATTTTTACGCTAAAGATTATCACATCATTCAAGTATGTAGGCATGAAGATAATAAAATACCAGGATGTGAGCACGTGACAGAACCAATGTCAAATATGGAATTATTTTCATTGTTATTGGTAAGCCAAAAAAGAATTTTAATTGATAGTTGCTTACAACACGCAGCCGCAGCATTAAATAAAAAATCAACCGTTCTATGGATTGGAACATCACCAAAATTATTTGGACATGATGCTCACGATAACTTCACAGCAACTATTGATGAAAGTATTAAATTACCTGATAGTTATTTATTTGATTTTAGTTTTAATGGTTTATTCCACGAATGTCCTTTAATGGATTTTAATATCTTTGATATGGACTCAATAATTTATTCAGTAAATAATCAACAATAATGGTAGAAAAAATATTCTTTCAGAGTTCTTTACCCAGAAGCGGATCAACTTTATTACAAAATATAATGGGACAAAATCCCGATTTTTATGTTACACCAACATCAGGTGTATTAGAATTAGTTTATGCTTCAAGAGCAAATTTTAGTACATCGCCTGAGTTTAAAGCACAAGATTCAGATTTAATGAAGGAAGGTTTTACAGCCTTTTGTAAGGGTGGTGTTGAGGGTTATTTCAATGCAATTACAGATAAAAAATATGTAATGGATAAATCTAGAGGTTGGGGTATTCATTATGGATTCTTAAACTCATTTTATCCTGAACCAAAAGTTATTTGTATGGTAAGAGATTTAAGATCGATTTATGCTTCAATGGAAAAAAACTTTAGAAAAAATCAACATTTAGATTCAGGTATTGTAGATCACGCACAAATGCAAGGAACAACAACTGAAAAAAGAATTGATATTTGGACACAAGGACAACCAGTAGGTTTGGCAGTAGAAAGATTATATCAGATTGTAAAAGAAGGTATAAATAAAAAAATGTTGTTTGTTAAGTTTGAGGATTTATGCAGACAACCTGATGCTGAAATGAAACGAATATATAATTATTTGGAAGTTCCATATTATCAACACGATTTTAATAATATTCAACAAATAACGCAAGAAGATGATGCTGTTTATGGTATATATGGAGATCATGTAATAAAACCTAAATTAGAGCCATTAAAGAATGATTATAAAGAAGTTTTAGGTGTAAATGCTTCCAATTGGATAAGACAAAACTTTTCTTGGTTTTACGATGAGTTTAAATATATTTAAGAAATAACCCACAATAAAAAGTGGGTTTTTTTATTATGTAACTATTTATTGTGTAAATAAAATAACTTTTTAATAAAAACTATATATTTATTCATATGGGTGTAGGACAAAGAGTAGTTGTACCATCGACAAGTGCCGATTTTAACAACTATATATACGAACAGATAATTGTAGGTGGATATGGTGCAGGTGGAATTAGCACTGGTTATACTGTTACATTTAATGGCATACCAATGCTATTATCTAGTGGAATGAACTTCGATATGGATGTTAAATCTGTTGAAGTTGGTAATCCAAACGTATTTTTAGCAGGATATTTAATAACATTTGATTTCCCTGTTTATTTGGGAAATAGTTGGTCAACCGATTATCAGGGTAGGCCTATAATACAATCAAACGCAGGTGGGGTATTTGCTCAAAGTGGAAATACGCAATACGCATACTATAAATAAAAATTAAAATAAACAATATATGGACTCAATCAGAGCAGTAGGTAGTGAATTACTACAAGGACAAGAAAAACACAATAGATTAATTGAATTGATGGGTATTAAAAAAACCGTTAATGAATCTAAAAAATCGGTGAATAATGAAGATTATATTATTCACGCAGCAGATGGTAAATCGTATGGTATTTTCAGAGAAAACAAAAATTTCTTTGTAAAATATTCTAATAAACATACTGAAGATGTTAATGAATTTGAATACATCGGTGGGTTAGTTAGAAAAACTAAAGAATTACACGAATCTTATTCAGAAGCATTTAAGAGATTAAATGTAATGATTAGTGATATTAATCAGAAATATGGGGTTAAAAACGCTAAATCATTATTTGAAGCTGACAAACAATATATGTTACAACCTGAAGCACCAACTTCTGAAGCACCTTCATCAGCACCAACAACAGATGTTGGAGTTCCTGCACCATCACCAGATGCTTCAGCAACACCACCACCAATAGACGGTGAAGTTGATGAAAACGATCCGGTTAAATTAATTCAAAGTTTAACAGGTAAATTAGGTCAATCTCTTAGAGATAATATGCAAAACGAAGAGGTTGTTAATAACGAAATGATTAAATATGTATTGAATTCAGTTATATCAGCAGTTGATTTAAATAAATTAACCCCTGAAGATAAAGAAGCTTTAAATAATAAAATATTAGGTAACGAAGAACAACCTGCAACACCTGAAGGTGCTCCAACTGAAACTCCAGCACCTGAAGGCGCACCAGCAGCTCCGGCAACAGGTAGTGAAGATCCATTCGCAGGTTTAGATCAAGCAGCGGCACAAGCAGGAACTCAAACAGAAGGTTTAGTTGATTTGGCTGTTACGTATGAACAAGAATTAGCAATCAATAATTTATTATCTCTTTGTGAAAACAAAAATATTAAATTAAAGAAATATAAAATTGAAAATGATAACATTATTTTTGAATCAGTAAAAGGTAAAAGATTTATTGTAAAACCTAATGGTATTTCATTATTGATGACTGAAAATAAAGAATACAAAAAATTGTTAATCTAAAATAAAAAATGTATCTTTGCTATATTAATAAGTTAGGACCTAATTTTAGGGGTGAATTAATATATGAGTTCATTTTTACGAATGATATAGATAACGTAAATGGGGATGATTGGGATAGATTACCAGCAAGTGGTTATCCGGATCTTCCCCATTCTGATTTTATGTCAGATGTAATGTTATTGAAAACCAATAATTTAGATTTAGAATTAGCTAAAAATAATGATTTTTTCACATATAATGATTGTAAAGATGGTATAATAGCTATGGGTTGGGAAGAATCATACGTTACGGACAGAATGATATTTAAGTTTGGTGATGATTTAGAGGGGGTTAAAGATAAATTATATAGTAAAGATTACTATTTAGAAAAAATAAATTGATTAAATAAAATAAAAAAAATATATTTGTAGTATGAATATTATTAAAAAATCGGATTTGATGGAATTTGTTTCAAATAAGAAACAAATGTTGTTAAGTAAGAAAATGGAATCTGCGGCTGAACCAGCTGTGGCTCCACCAAAAACAAAACCCGGTACTAAACCTGGAACAAGACCAAATCCATCAACACCTAAACATCCAAAACCTGCGGTAACTCCAAAACCAAAAGCTATGGCTGAACCGGCAGTTGCTCCACCGAAAACAAAACCTAAGACAACACCATCAACACCTAAACATCCAAAACCTGCGGTAAATCCAGGAACAAAAGCGATGTATGAGTCTAAACCTGGTGAAGAAAAAATGTCTAAAAAAGTGAAAATTAACAAAAAATATCCAAAAAAATTTGTTAAAGAGCATATTAATTCGTATTTTCGTGTAGATATTATGAATGAAACAATTAACGAAGATTACTCAGTAGAATTACAATTAGTGGGTAATAAAACAGAATTAGTTAAATGTATAAAAAACCTTAAAGAGGGTAATGTAATAAACTAAGTTCATTTATTATGTCAAATGAGTAACAAAATATTTAAGAAAAAAGAAGTTTTAAAATTAATAAAAGAAGATATGATTCCATACGGAGAAAATCCAAACAGAATAAACCCCTCTATTGAGAGAAGATTAACTAACAGACAAAACCCATTAGGTGCTAACCCAGCATACCCTGAAGGAACGCCTCAAAGTAATTTTGAGGAGATAATGGCGTCTGAACAATTTAAGAGCTCTATTGAAAAGATTAAATCATACGCAAGTAGATTTGAAAACATCAATGTAGTTGATAGAAGAGGTGTTATAGATATGATGGGTTTAGTTAGATTACAAATGGCTTTGGTTAATGATATGATTTCTAGAGAAAGAAATCATAAACCACAATTGGAAAAATTAGCAATTAAATTATTAAAGCAAGATTTCAATATTCCTGGTGAATTACAAACTAAGGTTGAGGATGGTAAAACTATCTATTATGATGGGACATTACAATACGATGTGTCTTTAACCCTTCCTGTTGATTTGAGTGATGTTCAAAAAGAAGCTGAAATGGAAATGGAGCAAGAACCCGAAGAGGTTATTGAAAACATTGAAGAATTGGATTTAGAAGTAGCTAAAAGAAGATTTTTAAATGCAATGATGGCAGGTGCGGCATTTAAGGGACAATATATGTTCCATATGGCTGAAGATGAAATCAATGCAATTGATGAGGATTTAATTGACGAATATGGGTTATTGATGGCAATTACAGAATGGGCGTATTTTATGATACCACCTGAAGCCGCAGCGGCTGCGTCATCAGGCGAACGAGCTGGTGGTTCTGAAAGAGTTGATTTTACAACTGATCCACCTACATTAATTTGTAGAGCGAGATCATTCCCAATTCTTTGTCACGAAATTGTTAAATCATATATGGAATATATGTCAGCTTGGGGATTACCTCAATCAGATGAAGAAGGTGCTGAAGCTAAATCTAAATATATTTTAAGTAAGGCTGACTTCTTGGAAGCTGAAAATTGGGACTTAATGTTAGGACCTAATTTTTGGAGTAGATTTTTAGAGGCGATTGATGAAAACGAATTGGATATTAAATCTAAATTATACATAAAAATCGCTCAAATGCCACCAAGAGATTTTAATATCTTTATGAAAGAGATATTAAAGAAATCCGACAGGGGTAAGCAAATGATGGTTGATTTAGCTAACGATATTAAAGATGCTATAACCAAAGAAGATTACGAAACAGCGATGGGTTCATATGAAGAACCTGAAGAAGATATAGACATTGATGATATTGATATATCGGATTTATTTAAATAATTAAAAACCCCTTAATGGGGTTTTTTTATTTTATAGGGGGTTTATTTTTACCGCAATAAAAAACCTGAAATTCCAATTAGAACTTCAGGTTTATATGGTGGTGGTAATTATTTTTTAGGATAACATTCAATTTCATCGTTTTCGGTAAATACTTTAAGTAAGTCACAACATTTATGTTTAACGAATGCTTGGATATCATTTCTAAATGGATCTTGTGGTTCGTGGTAAAATAGAACGGTATCTACCGACATAAAAGATTTCTTATCTTTTTCCATACCGGAGCTTCTTAAATCTAAATCGACTATCCATTTTCTTTCATCAAAGAAAGAGTTTTTGAGTGTGTAATTTAATGATTGTTTATAATCTTTTGTTAGTTTTTTTATAAGATTTTCGTAATTCTCATAAGTTTCAAGGGGTTTAATCCAAGTTGACATTTGTAAGTAGATTGATATCGGATTTTTAATATTAACAGTCCCATAACTCACTTTAAATCTTTCATCTAATGTTAGATTTAATTTTTTTCCGGTTTTAATCATATTTTATTTTTATAATTCATTTATTTTATTAAGTGATAAAAGAATAAGTATTTTTCATTAAAATAACAAATTTTATTTTCCCTTATATTTATAGGTATGACAAAATACATTGATTATTCTAAATTGAGGGTCTTAAAAGAGAATGAAGAAGGTTTTGGTATCATTATAGACAATACAGGATATATTGATCCCAAAATTGAACGTAACTCTAGGCTGGTAGAATCATACTCAATTGAACAAGATAAAGATATTATATTATACGCAATTCTTCAAAAATATGATACAGAAAATAAAAATGGTAGGATATACCCTGAGAAGGTATTAAAGGCTAACGTAGAAAAGTATCAAAAGGTTATTGATCAACATAGAGCCATATCGGAATTAAATCACCCTGAAACATCAATTATTGACTTAGAAAGAGTTTCACACGAGATAGTAGAAACTTGGTGGGAAGGAAAAGAATTATGGGGTAAGCTTAAAATTTTAACTTCACCAGGATTTAAGAAATATGGTTATGTAGGTAATTACGCACCTGATATCGCAGCAAATCTTTTATTACACGGAATTACAATTGGTATTTCATCAAGAGGTATTGGTTCGCTAAAAAAAGAAGGTAATAAAAATATAGTTCAATCGGATTTTGAGTTAATTTGTTTTGACTTGGTTTCACAACCATCAACACCTGGAGCTTATTTATTTACCGATCAATCATTAAGTAAAATTTATACAGAAAGTATTAATAATAATACAATTATTTCTGAAGATGTAATAAAATCAATTGATAATTTTTTAATATAATGGCAGTAAAAGGTAAAGGGGGTTCTAAATCTTCGTCAGGTACAAAAATTAACTTAAACACTAAAAAAAGTGGTAATGGAATCCACGCAAAATCAAAAACTTCAACTAGTAAATCATCAAAAAATTATAAAAAGCCTTACAAATCACAAGGAAGATAAATAATATGAAAAAAATTAAATTAACAGAATCGGATTTAACACGGATTGTTAGAAGAGTTATTAGAGAAGATAATTCCGAATCATATACAAATTATATGTTTTTTTCTAACTTAGAACAAATAAAACGTCAATGTGAGAAACTATTATCAATGGATAAAAATATGATTGATAGTATTATCCAAAACGGACACGATTGGGCTGATGATCATATATCAGAGGCTAAAAACAATATGGATCAAGTATTTGATTTCTTTATGGGTAAATCAGATGAAGGTTCAATGGAAATGGATGAATGGATAATGAGAACACCAAACGATGAATCATTAGATGAAGATGATGATATGTGTTAATAATTACGTATTAAAAAATAAAGTATTATGAAAATTATTATTACAGAAGAACAACTTAAAAAAATTAAGACTAGCGATTTCGAAGAATTCGCATCTAAAAGGTTTGGTGGGGCTGAAAAGATAGCCAATAACGCAAAAGAAAAAGGTGGTTTTTCTATGCTGACATATCACCATTTTATTGTTAAATTACCATACTATAAAAAAGCATCGGAAGGTAAATTTGATTTGGAAAAATCTAAAAGTGAGTTAAAGGAACGTTTAGATAAATTATGTGGTTTAAGTGAGGATGTAAATATCGGACAAGTAGAATTTCAAAAATTAGTTGGTTTAATAGAAGTGTTAGGTGAATTAATCATTAAACATAAAAAATAATTGAATCCCAGATATTTCCAATCTGGGTTTTTTTATTTATAGTTAAACTACAAATGTTAAATATTATGGAAGAAAAAGATTTTTATTACTTTAAGTGCGTTACAACAATGTTAATACCTGACGAAAACTCAGGTAAGGTTAAGAAAAAAAATGAAGAATTTATCGTAAAAGCGGTAAGTCCAACTGATGTGGAAGCCCAAATGGTTCAATTTATGGATGGAACAGTTTATGATTGGAGTATTCAAAGTGTAACTAAAACTAAGGTTGAATCCATCATACAAGATGGAAAAGCAATCTAAAAACTAAAAACCCTGTAAATCAGGGTTTTTTTATGCCCTTTTATTTCTATAACAACCCTTGTTAATCAAGGGTTTTTTTATGCCCTATAAAAAATATTTAAGTTAAAATGATGATTTATCGTAAAACCTACTATTTATAATGTAACGAATAAAATCATTTTATAAAAACATGAAAAAAACAAATTCAATTATTGAAGAAGCTCTAATAGAAGCAAGTCAATTAGAGGAAGCAGTGAAAGAAGTAGGAAAGGAAGTTCTAGCGTCAGCTATGAAGCAAGAGATCGAAGATCTCATTAAAAGTTCTTTAACTGAAGAAGAAGAGGTTGAATCACCTGAAATGGATTCTATGGGTATGGAAACACCTGAAATGCCGGAAGCACCTGAAATGCCAGAAATGCCAGAAATGGATGATGAAGAAGGGGAAGAAGAAGGGGAAGAAGAAGTTATGGATATGACAAACGCATCAGATACCGATGTAATCAAAGTATTTAAAGCTATGGGTCCAGAAGATTCTATTGAAGTTACTAAAACAGACGGCGGAGTTCGCTTTAAAGATGGGGATAAAGAATATATCCTACAAATGGAAGGCGTTGAAGAAATGACTGACGAAGAACTTGATGAGTATTTGGATGAAGCTTCATTTGAAGATTTCGATGATTTAGAAATCGAATTGGATGACGATGACGATGACGATGTTTATCCTGTAACCGATGGAATGATGGATGAAGATGAGGAATTCGAAGGTTGGATGAGAGAAATGATGGACGAAGATAATGAAGAACTTGATGAGTATGGTGACGAACACCCTATGTCAACAAAAGATGCGTTAGAAAAAGAAGAAGTTATGTATGAAATTGAACTTTCTGAAGAAGAAGAAGTTATTGATGAAGATGAGGACGAAGATGAAGATGATGAGGACTTAGAAGAAGCTGCTAGAACATACGGTTTTGGTTCAAAAGACGGCTCTAGAGGTTTAAGAAAAGCAATCACACCTAACAGAAACTATTCTTATAAGAATGGATTTAAGGTTGAATCTTTAGCTAGAAAACTTTCATTAGTTGAATCTGAATTAAAAGGTTATAAAACTAAAAATGAGGAATACAAAAAAGCTTTATCTACATTAAAAGAAAAGATGAATGAAATGGCTGTTTATTACACCAATCTTTCATACACTAACAAATTGTTCACAGAACACACAACAACCAAAAAAGAAAAATTTGATATTCTTAAAAGATTTGATAACGTGAAAAATATCAATGAATCTAAGAGTTTATTCGGAATCATCACAGATGAGTTATCAAGTAAGAAATCTATTTCTAACTTAAGCGATTTATCAGAAAGTGTAGATAGAAGTTTAAATCCTAGTTCATCTAAATTAACTGAATCGGTAGTTTATGAAGACCCAAAAATAAAACAAATAAAAGAATTGATGGCTAAATTAAGTCCATCAAGAAAATAATAAATAAAATAAAACAAATAAACAAATAACAACTATGAGTAGTTTTTTATTAAAATCTGGTGAAGTAGGAAACATCGGATTAAAACAAATGAAACTTGTAAGAGAGCAAACTATCCAAAAATGGGATAGAATGGGCTTTCTTGAAGGTTTAGATGGTCACACTAAAGACAATGTGGCTCAATTATTCGAAAATCAAGCATCGTTTTTAATTAACGAAGCAACTGCAACAGATTCAGCAGGTTCTTTCGAAACAGTAGTATTCCCTATCATTAGAAGGGTATTCTCAAAATTATTAGCTAACGAAATCGTTTCAGTTCAAGCTTTGAACATGCCGATTGGTAGAATTTTCTTCTTCGTTCCTAAAATTTCTCAGAGAACAAATGTTGGTGGTGTATGGCAACATTCAAATCCATTTGGTTATCCAAATGCTGATACTACAAACACACCTTTCCAATCAACTAACTTGTATGATTCTTACTATGATTCAACTTCAGGTTTAGATAACAACCAATTGTTTGACAGATCTAAAGGTGCTTACCAAGAATTCACAACAGGTGCATTGAAAATCGTTAGTTTAGTTACTTTATCAGCAGGCACTTCACAGTTTAATACAGTTACAGCTGTTAATGCTTCAGGTTGTACAAGATATGCAACTTTAGAAGTAACAGGTTTCACTTCAGGTGGGGCTGGTAAAATCATTGGACCTAATGGTAATGAAATGGATACTGAAGAATTCTTAGCGTCATTCCAAATGTTAAATGACACTAATTTATTCTGTTGTACAGGTTCAACAGGTGGTCTTGGCTCAGGTAAAGGTTCAACTATATCATACGCAGCTAATTCACCTTTAGAATTTAGAGTTGTAACTCAAAAATATTCAAGACAAATCGTTGATTATTGGGCTCAAGTAACAGGTAATTTAGGTGGTCAATCAGTACTTTCATCAGCTCAAGATGTTTGTAATGCTAGTGGTAAAATGTATGTTGAGGTAGATTTAAGTTGTCCAGCTTGTATTTCTTGTGATTCAGTAGATGGTTACGTTGGTACATACTTACCAGGTAGTGCGGGTGAAACATTCTCAAACTTCTCAGCTAAATGGAGACAATATAGAGAATTAGAATTTGAAGCAGCTTTAGGTGAAGTTTCTTTCGAATTAGATTCAGTAACAATCTCTGTAACAGAAAGAAAATTAAGAGCACAATGGTCTCCTGAAATGGCTCAAGACGTTAGTGCATTCCATAACATTGACGCAGAAGCTGAATTAACAGCTATTTTATCTGAAGAAATCGCAGCGGAAATTGATAGAGAAATCTTGAGAGATTTAAGAAAAGCAGCGGCTTGGAGATTAAGATGGGATTGGAACGGTTGGAAGAGATTCTCAGCAGGTCAAGCTCCATATACTCAAAAAGACTGGAACCAAACATTGATTACAGCAATCAATCAAATTTCAGCTCAAATCTTCAAATCAACTTTAAGAGGTGGTGCTAACTGGATCGTTTGTTCAGCTGAAGTTTCAGCAATCTTTGATGATTTACAATACTTCCACGTTTCAAACGCTAACCCTGAAGAAGATCAATACAATATGGGTATTGAAAAAATTGGAACTCTTCAAGGAAGATACAAAGTGTATAGAGATCCATACTTCCCAGCTAACAAAGTGTTAATCGGACACAAAGGTTCATCTATGTTAGATACTGGTTATGTATATGCTCCATACGTTCCATTACAATTAACTCCAACTATGTATAATCCATTCACTTTCGCACCTATTAAAGGTATCATGACTAGATACGCAACTAAGGTGTTGAACAATAGGTTCTATGGTGTTATCACAGTAGATGGTGTTAGAACATTTAACATTGCAGAATTAAGATAATCTTAATTAAACTCTATAAAAAAAGGTGGATATTATTCCACCTTTTTTTTTGCTATTTTTTATTTTAAATTAAACTTTTTCATCAAAAAAAACTTCACAATGGTCTTTAGAATAAAAACCTATAATACCTTTAGCGTTATTAATAGAATTAACTGAGAAGTCAAAACCTTGTTTAGCCTCACCGTACCTATATTTAATTGACATTCTTTTAAAGGCGATTTCCCAATGATGTATGGTTGTTTTAACCCAAGAACCGTGAATTGCAACAATTTCATTCATATCACAATAATCACTAAGATGATGCCATATAAAACCTTTAACCTTCTTAAATTCTTTTCTTCTTAAAGACATTGATTTTTTACGTTTTTTATCCCAATCAAAATAATCTTCATTATCTTTTAATTTTGCAACAATCCCCGGTTGGGTTTCATTTATTGAACCTATAAGAAAATATTCTTGAGCGATTTTAGGCATGGCATAAAATCCACGTCTGGTTGGTGGTTTATGGAAAGTAGTAGGATTAAACTCATAACCTTTTTGGGTTTTAAGATTAACACCGCCAAATCTTACAAATACTTTTAAGTCTTTATTTTTAAATGTCATAATACAATATCATTATTATATGCAAATATAGGTAAAAATAATCGTATATAAAAAAAAATATTCATTTTTTTATTTATCGTGTATTTATTGACTAGCAATGAATAAGTAGTTGTTTTAAGTAAATAAACCCTTTTAAGATATGGACACGAAACGTAATGATTTTAAAGATTCAAAACAAGATAAAAGAAAATTATCTAACCGCCATATTGATGACAGCAATGTTCTTCAATCCGTTTGGTTACGATATGATTTTTTTCAGTATCCTCAACCTGACAGGTTCATATTGGATTACAGTTTCAATTTTTTACCTCATATCTGGGTGTTTATTCTCTTTATATTTCTACTTGTCTAAAAAAAATAAGAAAAATAGTGGTGAATGAATATTTATGAAAACACACTATTTATATGTATAAAGATAAAAATTTAAATTAAAAAAATATGGCAGATTTATTAAGCAAAATACCATTACCATTTGAACCGTTAAGAAAAAATAGGTTTATCGTAAGATTCCCATCAACTTTAGGTATTAACGAATGGTATGTTACATCAGCATCAAGACCAACAATAACAATTGAGGGGACAGAAGTTCCATTCTTAAATACTTCTACATATGTAGCAGGTAGATTTACTTGGGGAACAATTGACGTTAATTTCAAAGATCCAATTGGACCTTCAGCATCACAAGCACTTATGGAATGGGTTCGTTTATGCGCTGAATCAGTAACAGGTCGTATGGGTTACGCAGCGGGTTATAAAAAAGATATTGATTTAGAATTATTAGACCCACCAGGAGCTGTAGTTCAAAAATGGAGATTAGAAGGAACATTTATCACGTCAGCTAATTTTGGTTCATTAGATTATAGTTCTAATGATATTGCAGATATTGCAGTAACATTACGCCCGGATCGTTGCATACTCGTGTATTAAAAATATTATACTAATAATATGTGTTATAAAAGAGTGGCGATAATTGATGAGGATATACTATCAAATATCCTTAATTCTAAAATTATAAATAACAACCTTAAAGGTGTTATAACATATGATTTTATAGACGCTAATTTCGCATTGAATTTTTTAACTAAAAACCAAGTAGATTTAATTGTAATTGAAAAGGGTTTAGTTAAAGGAAATATTGATAAAATAAAAGGGTGTCAAAAAGACACCCCTATTTATGTTCTAACGGATAAGTTTGAATCTGAATTCTTTGCTAAATATCCTGCTATTAATAGTTATATCAGCAACCCGATATTGAAATCAAATACACATATTATAGAAAAAGCTATTTTTCAGAATTAATACTCTGAGTATATAATTTTCTAACCTTTTCACCTAAAACCATGTCATTCGGCGTGGTTTTTATCATTTCAAGGATTTCTTGTAATAAAATACTATCTGTCATTTTTTTATTGGATGTTATTGATTGCATGAACAATATTTGTTTTTGGTTGCAATCCCACAATTTTATTTTTAATCTCACCTTCTTTAACGAATAAAAGTGTTGGGACTGACATAATCTCATATTTACCGGACAATTCCATATTATCATTGATATCGACATAATTAATATCAATATTATCAGACATTTCTTTTGAAATTTCTTCCATTACAGGTTTTAATATTTTACAAGGACCACACCAAGATGCACTGAAGTATAATATACTTACCTTTTCATTGTTTAAATTTAATTCGTTATTTTGTATTACTTTCATTATTTTCAATTTCTTTTATAATTTCAATTATTTGTTCTTTCACTAAAGAACCTTCCTTATTCATCATTAATATTTCATTCTTTACAAAGTAAAATGCTGGAACAATAGGAATACGGAATGTTGAATCCACAAATTCTTTATTAACATCAACATCAACATTATAAACATCAACCGAATCTTTATATTCTTCCGATATTTCTTCAATTGTTGGTTTCATATGATTACAAGGACCACACCATTTAGCGGTGAAACAAATCATACTAAGTTTTTCTTGGTTTAAATCAAACTTATTTATACCCTCTAAGTTAATTATCATAGTTTTAAATCAATTTCTTTTTCACATTTATTACATACTAACACCTCGTAAGGTATTAAAGCCTCCCTACCAGTAGGGGATAGCAATGCGGATATTTTTTTAACCTTTAAAAGCTCTTTAAATGTGGTGCTCCCACATTCACATTGATAATCAGGTTGTTCCAATACCGCCTTTGGAACGCTGACAATTTTACCATTTCCTATATTTTCCATTATTTTTAAATCTTATATGTAGAAATATAAACGAAATAATGGTTAAAATAAATAATATACCTACCATACCTTAATTTTTTTTATTTTTGTTTTGTAATTGTAAGAAAAAGTATTATATTTGTGTATGGAAAAAACAATAACAAAACAAACAAAAAGTGGCTTATCTTACTTAGCATTTGAAAACCCTGATGAAATAAAAGTATCTGATATTGGTAAAACCGTTATGGTGGCGGGTAAAAAAGAATTATTTATAATATATAAAGTTCATTCTGAAGGAACTCCAGGGTTTAAAACAGGTGGTGTGGAATGTGTTATCGGAATGTCAGGGGTATCTAAATATTGTTATTTTTTGGATCAAGTTAAATTATATGATGGTAGAGATTTAACAACAACTAATAAAGTAAAATCAACGAGAGGTCGTAAAAAGAAAACAACGTAAATGGAAAAAAAATCAATTTTATTTTTGGATAATGATGGTGTAATATGTCTATCCAGTAATTGGGGTGGTAGGCAAAAGAAATGGTCTAAATATCGTTCAAGTAATCCGGAATCTTCTAAATTTCTTAGTGATGCTCCGGTTGGGGTTAGATTTGACGATTTTGATAAAAAGGCGGTTAAAATATTAAATGAAATATTGGTGGAGACAGGTGCTGAAATTGTGGTGTCATCTGATTGGAGATATCACGCTACATTAGAAGAGTTGGGTGAGTATTATTTATCACAAGGTATTATAAAAACTCCTATTGGTATCACTCCATTCACTAAAGATATTGATCCTAAATGGTGGGCAACATTTAATAACTACGCTATGTTAGAACAAGAAAGGGTTATTGAAATTAAGTATTGGTTAGAACAACATCCGGAAGTATCTAATTGGGTTGCTGTTGATGACTTAAATCTTGGTATATATGAACCTATTTCAGGTAATATATTTAACGAAAATGGTTTAACTAATTTTGTTCATACACGAAAATCTAATGAAGGAATAAAACAATCAGGTATAAAGGAAAAAATCTTAAAGTATTTTAAATAAAAAAACCCCTTAATAGGGGTTTTTCTTTGTTCTGGCGAATCCAAATTAGTTTTTTGACTTACACCTTAGTTCCGCAACTCGGACAAAATTTAAAGGTATCTTTCAAACCCTTACCACATTCGGTACAATATTTTTTTAAATCTTTACCCTCAATTGGTTTAGATGACATTGGAAGTATTTTATATTTCACTTCTTTTGCTGAAAAAGCGTTAAAACTACCATAAGATGTTTCAAATGATTGACTACTTGATTCACCTTTTTCAATCCTACCTGTTTCAATTGATTTAGCCTGAGATAATGATCCAGCCACATTTGATGTGTATGATGTATTTGAATTCGATGTAAACCCTACGTTATTTGACGTGTATGTAATATTACCACCATAATAGCCACCAGTGGTGGTACTACCTATATTAGTGGTACTACCTATATTAGTGGATGGGGTTGTTGTCCCATACCATATAGTAGGTTTAAATATAGGGAAATCGTTAAAAGTGTTAGTGTTAAAATATTCGTTATAGAATTTAATTTCAATATCACCATTACTCCTAATCGCTTCTAATGATTGTGTATTGTTTTCAATATCGTATGTTTTATATACAAACTTATTATTGGAATCAATAAATCTTTCTAAGAAAATTCTTTGACCTGGATTTACGATAATACCTGAACCAGATATTTCTTGTCCATTTAACCATATTTTGGCTAATACACGATTTGTTTTCGGATTAAATAATTCAATCTCAAATGTTTCTTCATCATTGAAGAAGAGATTATTGTAGTGATAGATTTTTGCCCTTGATTTTTTTCTTGTGACGTAAGCTTCAGGCGCAGCATTGTTGATTGCTTGATACATTGTTTTTAATTTTTAATTATAATTTATATTACATCTACCAACCCATTTGTGTCCTTAAACACTCAAAAGCTAAAATAGCTCGGACTAATAGAATAAAAATCTTAATCGTATTATAGTATTATTTTAGTGTAAGTAAATATTTTAATTGGTTTAACTCACCAACAATTTCATCTCTTATATTGAATAAATTAGTATCGTCATCATCTAACTTTTCATCTAATTCATTGAATATATCTATATGATGCATAACGAACTTTTGAATGTCCATATCATTAATATTATACACTCTGATAGTTCCATATCCACCATCAAAATAACATCTACCATATTTACCCATATATTCTTCCATAAACTTATCAGCTAAATCAGATATTGATTCGTATATTTTACCGTAAGCATTATGTTGAGCGTATGATTCAGTTTGCCAATGTAGAACTCTAAATTGCTCACTCATTGTCATAAAAGTTTTTAATAATTTATCTTCCATACAATATAAATAGGTGTTTTTTTAATTTATTCTTATTTTATGGTTTAATATTAAACCATTAAGTTCGGATCTTAACTTAGTTAATTTTTGTATTTCATCAGTTTGATTTACACTCATAAAACCAAAACCACTATGAACGTGATTTAAGAAGGCATTTATTATAATAACTAAAGCCTTAACTAATTGATCGCCCCTAACCATTGGATCTGTTTTATCATTTATTTCTCTGGTTACTTTATCAACAGTAAAACCATTATTTATACCATCAAAATTAATAAATCCTTTTTCAGGTATTGATGTTTCATTTGATAAAAAATATAACATATCACTTAAAGCCACCATATAATTTTGATAATCAACTGAAGTATTTATATTTTCTTGTAAGGTATCCACTAATTGATTTTCAATCGGTTTAATTGTTCTAAATCCTTGTTGGGTTACATTGAATACTTTAACTGTGCTATATATAGGTAATAAACTTTCCGGTTTTAATAAATAAGGAACACCAACCACCGGTTGATTTATTGTGATTATACCACTATCCGTATCTTGGTTTTTAATTTGATTGTTATCTAAAAAACTAAGGAATTGATTAATATAACTAATACCTATTGTTTGTGTGTTAGCTGAAAACGTATAGGTAATTGCTGGTGTGGATATTAGATTAGTTAAATTCGTGTTTATATTTATATTACTCGTATTTTTAGGGGTTGTTAGTTTATAAACATTTACATAACCTGAATTATCTGAATTTAAGTTATATATAACAACATTATTGATTGGTTCGGGTATTCTTTTATTTACTGTGACAGGTGTGGTTTTTCTATCTAATTTAACAGGGTTAGATGATATTTGGAATAACGAACCCTTTTTATTAAATTTCTTATTATCCTTTAAATCAACTTTACCTGAACGAATTAAAACATCATTTGGTTTAACAGTTAAATCAGTACTTTTTCTACCTAAAATTGTAATATTATTGATATCGGGTAATAACCCTTTAGAATATTCAAAGTTTCCTAAATTGGGTAATAGATTTGTTTTTTGTGATTGTGTGAATACTCTACCTTGTGTCGCATTTTCATATTCAATGCTGTTGAACTGAGAAATAACGGGTCCAACATATTCTTTATCCAATTCAGGATAATCTGGGTTATAAAATATAACTTTAACTAATTCACCTACTTTTGGAACTACGTTAATAAGTTTAGGTAGAAATGGATTACAAATATAAGGATCAGTTACAGTATTATTGACTGTACTACCTTTTTGCCAAGCTACAAAATTTTCTACCTTATATTTATTGTTATCTAAAAGAACCCTAATCCTACCAGCATTTTCAGGGTCTTTATTGTCTATAACAGTACCAAATACTATGTTTTGATTATTTTTACCGGTACTTATACTTCTACTTTCTATACTCATAAAAATAAATATAAGTATAATAGAATTAAACTAAATTATTTGTCTAACCTCTTTTTTAGTTCTTCTATGATTAGATCGTATTCTTCTTGTAGTTGTGATAGGACTTCTTTACCTATGTTGAAGTCATTTATTATTGATTGTAATCTAACCAATAATTCTTTATTTGATTTATTTTCCATAATTATAAAATAACCCCTGTTAAACTAAAAGTACCTGGCACTAAAATAGTGGCGACACCTGCACCAGGACCAGCTGGTGTTGCAACTGTTACAGGTATGGCTATAGGTAAATCATTAGTAACTTCAACTTTTAGATTTTCCCTCAATTCATCAAAAACAGCTTTAATTCTTTCTTTCTCCAATAAAAGAACCGGATTTACATTACCGTTCGGTAAATCACCTGTTGGGATACCTAATTTATTGTAAGCCTCTAATACTCTTAGCAAACATCTTGTTTCACTTATACCTTGTCTAAGTGTTGATAGTGCTGTTAATGGTGCTGGTATTATTGGTGGCATTTTTTAATTTTTTATTTTCTTTTATATGTCTTGGTTCATATGGGCAATGACGGCACCTATTAGAACAGCAAAATCCCCTATCTATATGGTATTGTTCAGTAAAAACCACTTTACCATTTTCTAAATAGTAATGTATTTTTTCTATAAAATCTTTTTTCATATAGATAGAGGGTAATTATTTTACCTTGATGATTTCATCAAACTTACCTTCTTTCGCCGCATTTAAAAAATCGGCAAATTGTTCTTTAGACCAAGTTGTTATACCTTCAGGTCCATTAGCGTCACCAAGTAATATGACATCAGAAGTTTCTGAATATTCTATTACGGGACAGCATTTTTCTTTACAAAATTCAATTTTCATAAAATAATATTTAATTTACTTTATTGAACTAAATCAGTTGTGATTGAATCACTTGGATTTTCCATAGGAACTATTTCCATAGAATCTAAAGACATTTCAAATGAATCAACAACTTCTGTAATTGTTGAATCTGCTGTTGTTGCAGCCGTGTTTGATTGATTTGAGCATGAAGCGAATACCATCGCCGAAATTACTGCTACACTTAATACTAATTTTCTCATATGTTTTTTTGTTTTTAAATTATTTTTTCTTTGGTAGTGGTTTTAAGTTTCCACTAAATACTGTATTACCTACCCTCACTTGGACATTTTCAGAAACCAACTTAGTGTCGTAATAATCTTTAATTTTTCTATCCACCACTTCTTCAATTATAGAAATAATTTTTGAATAATCAAAGCCCTCTGAAACAATTTTTTGAGTTTTTGGCTTAATATTTTTTGTGGTAATAACTTCTTGTTCTTCAATTAAATTATCTTCACCATCATTCGCAATTTCATTAATAAATGAATCGTCAAATATCGACACCCCTTGAACTTGTGGTATCGGTGTTTCAACCATAGCCTTTCTAATTGATTCAGGTAATTTCTCAAGATTTTTTAATCTTTGTTGTTCGGTTAATTTACCTGATGTTATTGCAGCAGATGTCGGTTTTGATTGATAATTTGCTGTTTTATAAGGTATTTCTGGCATATACTCATCATCAGCACCACCGTTATCAACTCTAAATGGTGTTGGATCGAAATCTTCTTCAACCACTTGTTTTCTTGGCTTAGATTTAGGTTTTTCTTTAATTAACTGCCCATTGACAGATCTAAGTCCCTCTGTTTCTCTTATTAATTGTTTTGATGCTTTAAGTTTTTCCATCAAATCTTCCGGTGACATTCCCATATGTTTAATTATATTATATATTTTATTAAAATGAAGCTATTTCGTAGATTTTAATCATGTCCTTGTCTCCATTTGGGTTGAAATTTGGTTTTGGTTCGTTAAATGTTTCTTCTAACGGAACGAATGTTTTAATCCTATCTAATCTAAACATCCTCCAACCTGGTATATTATCAGGTGTATCGGATACACCCACTCTTTGCCAAGCTCTAACAACCAAATTATTTCTTTTGGATTCCCCCAAACATACAGGTTCAATGACTCTTAATCCTTTAACGACAGTAGTATCCCCTTCATAGTAGATTCTACATACGTTTTTATTACTAATAGCCGCCATTAGTTTATTTCTATCAGCACGTTCTAATAGTATTTCTTGAAATGTTTCAAATAATTTCATTAGTAACTTACAGGAACATCGAATTTTTGATATTGACTATCTGGTGTAAATGTGTTTTTAACAACCAATTTAGTTTTTTCAGCTCTATCAGTTGCAGAACCGATAGCTCCATTTAATTCACCCTTACCTTTTTCATCCCCATCAGATAACGCATCTTTATTTACCGCTGAATATTCTTTAGATGTGTTGTAATCATTTTTAGCTAATAAAGCATTTCTTTGTGCTTCCGCAATCTTTGTCAATTGATCTTGTGCTCTTTCCATTATTTTTTATATTTTTTTGATTTATTCTCGTAATATATTATATCTGATATAATATCTTCTACATTATTATATAAAGGTGATTCTATGATTAGTGAATACTTTTCAATTAAACTTTCATCTAACATATTCCTTAACGAGTCTATTTTGTCATCACCCATTCTGAAAATATCATATTCTTCATTTTCATATAATCCCTTACCTGTAAATATTTGTCTTGCGTTTGTTTGTGGTTTAGGTAATCTAATTTTATTACTACCATTACCCTTATCTTTTGTATGTGCCGATTTAAATACGTTTAACATACCAATATCTGATTTTACTTTCTTACCTTTATACATTGAATCCCTGTGTGTCCCTAATGTGGTATCAACCCACTTCTTTAGTTCTTCACCTAACGCTTGATGTGTATCAGGATCTTTCTCAGTATGATTATCATAAAAGTTTTTAAGTCTTTTTATATTGTAGTATGATAAACCATCTTTTCTTCTAATAACAAAATCAGAACGCATAGTTCCTGGTTTCACAGTCTTAATAACGTGATCAGGTATTACAAATGTTTTATCTTCTAATTTATTATTAGCCATTATTTTTTAGACGTTTCGTTTATTGAATCCATCAAATCAGTTTTATCCTCAATCTTATCAACAATACTTTCCAATGATTTAATTGTTTTTTCTAATGAATTGTATATACCAGATACTTTTGGATTGGATTTATACTTTTCAATTTCACTCATTGAACCTTTAAGATGTGATATTGCTTTATCTATATGATTATTACTTTTAACCATTTTTGGTAATACATCATCTTTGGTTTTAATTTTAACAATCTTTTCTAATAAACTATTAGCACTTTCTTTAATAGGTTTTTCAGTCATTGATTTAATTAAAGATTTCGCTTCTTCTTTATTTTTAACAGGGATAAGTTTCCCTTCACCTACAACATACCATCCATCAGGTAATTCAAGAGGTCTTAATTCACCACTCGTATTTACACTTATACCATCACTAAATCTTAGTATAGATTCATTCATTTCTTTTTCTTTAACAATTCTTTTCTTGTCTTTTCTAAAACCAAATAATGTAGCAGCCTCTTCAACTTCTTTTTCATCCATTTTTGGTTTATGTTTTTTAGCCATTTCTATAAATTGAGAATATGATTTAGCCTTTTTAGATATTTCAAATAATGGGTGATTACTTAAATCATCTTCACCGAAATATCTTCTATATGGTGTTTCGTAAGATCTATCCTGAGTCGTTTTTTCAACATGGTCATCAGTTGTGTCGTAAGAACCAACAAGCCCACCACCATATTTAGGGGACATAGATTTAGAACCTATTAAAGCACCGGCTTTATCTACTAACTCTTCTAATTGTTTTTTAGTCATTTTCATATTAAATAAATATATGGAAGCACAAAAAAAGGAAGAAAATCTTCCTTATTTTATAAATCTTCCCAAATAATCGGAATACCATTCGGATATTCATTTAAACTCGTAATAAATATCTTTTCAATTATTTCTTCATCATCCACATAATAAAACTTATCACATTTGGAATCTAATATTGACCACGATTTGGACCCAAAATCAATATAACAAGATTTCACATTACTTGTTATAGTTGTCCAATTTTTAAAGTTATATTTATAGGTTAAATCAATTAAAGTTGTAAATATTAAATCATTTGTGGTTTTAATATATATATCATCAACTTTGTAATCAATATTAGGTTCCTCACCCACTTTCCATCGATATTTAACCCTACCCATACGATCTTTATACGATGTTTGAACGAATTCTAATTTATTATATGTAGTTGCATTACTATTCACTAATTTACCACCATCTAAGTAAGAACATTCAAGTTTATTTTGGTGATGTGGTGTTTGTGGTAATCTATCTAATATGTCTAAATAATCTTTAATTCTCATATCCAGGTATCCAAAAGTTTTCTAATACGTCAAAATCTTCATCATATGTATTTTTATCAGTTTCATCCTCCCACGATTTAGGAATACCATTACCATATGATTGATCAAAACCAAACATATTTGGGTTATAATTAAAACTTCTATTCCAAAACTCAACTTCACCTTCCGCCGGCGTGAATAATTCTTCAATGGTATCTTGATCTTCTGGATCGAACGGATGTCCATTGGTTAATTCTAATTCGGTATTTGTGAAATATTCCCTTTTAGTTGGATCGTCTTTCAATATTCTATCCCTTACATCAGGGTGAAATACAATCATTAAAGGCTCAATCCTTTTATTGAAAATGCTAACGTATCTTGCAACATTGTATGGTTCAATATGCCCCTGATTATTCTGTAAAGCGGATATATCCACTAAGCTTGAATTACCTATATCTCCGTGTGATTTCTTCGCCCCATTATTGATTGTATAGATTACATCACCAAGATTTACTTTAACATTATTAGCGACAACTAACTCCATATGAACCATTTTTGGGAGAGCCTTACCATTCTTATTAAATTTACTACCTCTCAAAATATAATCTTCCATACTAATCTTAACCTTATTCTTAGCTGCAATCTTTAATGCCGGAATCTGATTATTAAAGATTTTAGAAAGGTATTCGTAGTAATATTCAACAAACTCACCACCTTCACCTTTTAATAACATCATTAAACCTTTATCGATAAACTCTTCAATATAACCAGGCATCTTTTTAGATTTAATTGTATTACCAACCAATTTCATTTTACCTGTCCATTTTAAATCACAATAGTTCTTCCTTGCTAAGTTGATTGAAGATTGGTATTCACCATCCAAACTTAATCCCATTACACCTCTCATATATCTATCGTTAAACTCAGCAATAGCGGCATCAACACCTTTATACTCAAAACCTTTTTTAGTTTTCTCAGATAAACCTTTTCCGACATAAACTAAGTCATCTACATTATCAGGTAAAGCAAAATCCACACCATCCGTATCCATAACGATAGGTTGAAAATCTTTTGACATAAAGAATTTTACCATCAATCTAAGGTATTGACGAGCAGAACAAGTGATTTGTTCTCC